AAAACTGCAAGGACGGAATTGGATTCGGGGTCGAAACGGAGTGTAGAAAAATATGATGAGATGCGATCTCAAATTAAGAGCCCTAGAAAAAAATGCCCTGGCGTGGGCCGAAATGTCTACGTGTGACAGATTACACGCAGGTGCGGTGATATTTACTCCAGACTATCAGCAAATTTCTCAAGGGTACAATGGGTCGCTACCGGGCTTAGAGCATTGCGACGAAGCAGGTCATTTATTACTTGAAGGGCATTGCGTTCGCACAATTCATGCTGAAGATAACGCATTAGCTTGGGCTAAAAAACTTATGGGCAATATTTCAGGGTGCTACATGCTTGCGACCCACACCCCCTGCCTGCTTTGCACTAAGCAGCTTATTCGGGACGGGATTGTCCGGGTTTACTACTTATCTCCGTATGGTCGGGAAGAGGAACTTCGAATTGCTAGAGAACTAATGATGCAAAAAAATGTCGAGTTAATAGGATTAAGATGAAAAGAAAAGATTACCACGCTGAAGCGAAAGAAAATGAACCAAAATTTATACTCTTGGGTCGCGACCCGATTGGGCCTATTGTTGTGCGCTTGTGGGCGCACTTTTCAGAAGTTCACAAGTGCCAACCCCTCCGTAAAATTGATGAAGCTGTAGAAATAGCTTGCGCAATGGAAAGCTGGAGGGCCGCAGAGTGCTCGCCCAGCCGGGAGTTGTTTTATTCTCTGGTGCAGTCTGTGCTATCAATTAAGTCCACACGTCATGGAGCCACGTTAATCTGTATCTTGTGTAATGGAGTTGACGGAGAGCATAAATTAGACTGCCCAGTCATAATAGCAAAACTATGTTTGGAGGAATTTTAATGGAAATTTCAGCACACTGCGTTGAACGCTTTATGGAGAGAGCTGGATGGACTCATGTTGATACTGTTAAAGCTAGCGCCAAAATTCAAGAACTTTTGTCTAAAGCAATTCCGGTCACGATCAAAAAAGAGTATCGGGTAAACCGGGCATTTCTTAGGTCGTATGGTAGCAACGAGTACTTAAAAATTAGCGACTGGATCTTTATTCTTGACCCCATCCAAAATGTAGTTGTTACTTGTTACAGGTCATCTGGATTGAAATGGAGTACTGTTTAAGGAAAATTTAGATGCGCAAAATCCCCATGATGCTGTTTTGCTGCCTTATCATAAGCTACAGCTGCTTCTATTGCAGTGTTGTAATAACCTAAATATAATCTTCCAGAATCTGTTCTAATCATTGAAATAAATTTTCCTTTAGAATCTTGTGATACTCCCTTAAATCCCGTAGAATTCGATTTTTTAGGTCCTTGATTGTACATATTTTGTTTATGAGTACAAGGTCGTATATTTTCTCTTTGATTATCTAATCCGTCTCTATTTTTGTGGTCTACCTCTGCAGCGCCACTAAGAATAAAATTATGCATAGATCCAAAAATTCTAGAATCTCCGCTGTACGCGTATGTTATTCCTCTACTTTTGTGAGCTTTCCATTTGTATTTACTTATTATTTCAAAATCTTCGTCACTAATTTTAGCAAACAAACCTTGAGTTAAAGAGATTAATTTCATCTTATTTTTACTTTTCCTTCAATAATTTCTTCTATTTCTTCTATTATTTGTTCTTCTTTTCTAGCATACCACTTACGACCATTAAAGTATGAAACATTGCCATAAATTATTGGAGCTTGCGAATGAAAAAATCCATTTTTTTCTTCATATTCAATCCAACCAAAAGCTTGCTGCCAGTTCTGTCTCTGCTTGTATCCTGGAACTGCCCCAGGGTCGAGACTGGCCAGCGTGCCGTAAGACCAGCTCTGGTATATCTTAGGACCCTTTCGACTCCATACCGTCTTGGAAGCCATCTCAGCCCTATGAATGTGTCCTTGCCCCTCCGACGCCCTCGCATCCTTGACCACAGTCTTAGTCGTAGCACCTGATTCCGACCTGACGACCTGACCATGGCACATCATAAGGTTGTCATTTATCCAAACTTCCCCACCGGGGTAGGGACCCCAGTAATTTATTCCTAGCTTTGAAAGTCCTAGAAGTCGCGGAACTGAAAAGAGTGAAAGACCATCAAGGTCGTCTGCGGGCCGGAGGTCGTAAGCGGCGGTGTTGTATTCAATAATGGAATTAACAAACCGGGCGTCGTGATTTCCTTCAATATAGTCATGTTCAGCTTTGGGGTTGTCTCTAACAAGCATTGCTTCCCAGACTCCGAGTTCTGCAATTGCTGGCTGCGCTGTGAAGTAAAATTCTGGAGGTTTTCGAAAGCGACCAAATTCTGGAAAGTCGAAGTTGTCCCCGAGCTGCACGACCCTATCCGGGCGAAGCTCCCGGTTTACCGCCCACACTATATCCATGCATCGGCGGTCGTGGAACGGGGTAAGCACACCAGTTCTGTGGTGTCGCCGAAATCCTACCTGCATGTCCGGTATTATGAGTGCTGTCCTAAGGTCGCTATTCAACTTCTTTTTGATTAGAGCAGGAGCCTTTGGTACAGAGACCTCTACGGGTCGGACCTCTGGAAACTTAATAGCAATAGGAGATATTCGCTCAAATTCCGCGTTGATCTGGTAAAGCGGGGTAATGATTGGCTTACTCGAGGGTCGGAGCCATTTGTCATTCTGACTTTCCCGGGTCGAACGTGGCATCGACCCCATGTCCCGTATGATTGCCTTCCACTTCCCTACCCTCCATACCTTGGTGTCCACCTGACAGAATTTAATTAGTTGCTCCAAGGTGTGTGGCGACCTAGTTAAACAGATGGCAGTTGCCTTGTTTCCTAATTCATTAAACTCGAATGAGTCAGACTTTGATTTTGTCAAATTTGAAACCTCATTTTTGAATGGTCATAGATATGGCGGTCATGCATTTATCACAGTATAAGACAAGAACTTCATCACCCTGCTTTAGAGTGTTACTTTTAGCGATTACGCATGAATTTATTCCATCTCTTTTTGTGCAGATTGAAAGTTTGAAGTGCTTGCTAAAGTTCATTCTATTTCCCGGACCTATAAAGTACTTATCCTCCCAATCAAATCCGCAATTATCGATCAAGTAAATCTTTACAGGTCGGGCAGCCATCGGCCACTGGTGTGCGTGCTCGGGTTGGCATTGACCGTGAGATTCTATTACTACACCGAAAAGAAGAGCCACTAAACAGATAAATTTCCACATGTTGATTTCCTCAAAATTGTATTCGAACGCCGAAAGAATATCCCGCCCCAAAGCCAATCGCTAAACCACCGATGCCGAATAGGTTGCGTTGGAATTTGAGGCGAGAATTTTGTTTCTCTAAGATGATGACCTTACTCTCTAGTGCGAAAGTTATTGATTTTTGACTAGCAAGTGCCTCCTTAAGCGTGCTTAGGGCTAAGGTAGACGCTTCAAGTGCGCGTTCTAGCGCATCCGACCTGGACTTTATTAGTCCAGTCTTTGTTGTTTCTCCTATAACTTTGGATTCAAGTTCAGAGACTTTTTGAAGCAGAAGTTGATTTTCATTCTTGTAATGAATTAGATCTTCTGCACAATTAGCACACCCAGTCACAAAGGACTTAGTTACAGGGACTGTTTGGGTCGATGAGACCGGCTTCCTTGAGTCTTGCGCAAGCCCTGTTGAACTCATCCAAAACAGAGTTATTAGGATTCCTGTTAACTTTAATATTTTCATGCCGATTCCTTTCATTCTTAATTGAATTATTTGTACTCTCGATACTCTTATTAATTTGAATTAATCCAGATTCTACTTCACGAATCTTTGGAAGTATTTCGTCTGCTTGCTTTTTATACTCATCCCTCTGGGCTTCGGCTGAACTCGAGGCGGCTTCCGACCTGAGTACATCCTCTTCAAGTGATTTAATTTTATCATTTAATTGCTCTAATTTTCTCTTGTCGATTTTATTATGCAAAAAAATTGCTAAGACAAATCCTAAAATAACTACAAGAATTAAGGAAGCAATCTTATACCGCGTCATTTTATTACCCCCTCCTTAGAAGCAAGCTCTCGGCGCTGAGAGTCGGACTTGCCCCAAAGCCAAAATATCAAAAGTCCAGCTCCAACAACTAGGGCAGTAAATATAAGGATTGAAATAGTAATGTGGCCTGTGATCCAAGTCATTACAGTTTGAAGACTTGCAAAGCCGCTCAAAAACCTTACGACCCAAGTGCGCTTTTCAGAATTTACTGATGCTTGGACAACTGTAGTTAGCGGTGAAGCTTGAACCCGGGTCGCGGCGTCCTCGAGTCGTTTCATAATGGAGGCAGGTTCAACAGCCGATAGTTCAGGAACACTCTTTTGCTGCTCTATTACCGCTTCCAAGGGGATGACTGGTTCGTCAGTGTCAGGAACATCCACTTGGGTCGACCCGGTTTCCGACCTTAGAAAGAGAGCGCGTTCCCGTTTGCGTCGATTTTCTAGTCCCTTTGTAAGTTTACCACCAGACTTGTTCCAAACTAAAAACTGGTCAGCTGCTCCGAGGTAGTCACCGCGGTTCAACTTCTTGAGTAGGGTTGACCTCAGGAAGGCACCTACCCCGATATTAAAGGCAATCGACACTAGGGCGTCATACTGATTTTGTCCTATTGGAACCTTAACCCCATCAACAACAGCGTTTTCAAAGGCAATAAGGTCTCGTAGAAAAATTGCATTGGCTTCCTGTTTGGTGATCTTAACATAACTCTCTCCAGGTTTAATTAGATGACCCCAACCAATTGTCCATAAACCAGCTGTGTCCTTGTACCTCGTAAGAACACATGCCTCACTAGAATGAAGAAGTTCAATTCCCACTCGGCTTATTTTTTTCATACTAATCCTTTATGTAATTTAATAGTGATACAATTAAGGTTCCAATCAAAGTAATTATTGCCACAGCAACAAGACCGCGAAATGTCCACCTCGACCTCATGGACTCTAATTTAATCGTCGAATTACTTACAAGGTCCCGGCCCTCGTTGTCTACCCAATTCCGTACAGATGATATAGACTCGCCATGAAATTTAATTGAGTCCTCTAGCTGAACAATTCGCGTAGTCATAGCTGGTCTTCCGTTATCCTCATGAACAGTCTTATGAACGCGGTCAACTTTTTCCTTAATGATCGCTAACTCTACGACATTCTTGTGTATTTCAGCGCCCATGCTATCAAGTTTTTCATGAACCGTGCCGAACTGTTGGCTTCGTTTCTCAAATTCTTGGTTAACTCTTTCAGTAAGCGCGCGGACTGATTCGTTGAGAACTTGAATTTCCATCTTATTCCTTTGGTTACTTAATATATAGATATTTTACACTGATTCAGCGTTTATTAACACATTTATTCTAACCAATTAGCTGAAAAAATATCCTCTATGACTGAGATTCCAATTACACCTCTTACAAGTGTGTCTACGCTTTGTGCTTCAGCCCTGAAGTCAAAATCTACCTCTGTGCTTACTGGGTAGCTTGACAAATCTATTCCTACCGAGAGATCGACCCACGGGTCACTAGACCCTGTCTCTCTCGCCTTTATCTTAATACTCAAACTAGTTCCAGATACCAGGCGGCCCGACCCATTGGCTGGTATGCTTACTCCTAGCACCACTATGTCTGACACTTGATTTGCCACAAGGTCGTACGACATATATCCAACTTCTTCTAAATTCATAATTCACCTATGCGCTAAGATGTACATAAAGACTTGAAGGGTCGTAATCTTCAAAGTCTCGTTGGCGACTTTTCCAAATATTTCCGCTGTAATTATCGAAAACTCCTGAATAAATTGACGCGCCCCTCGACTCAGCAGTTTTTTTCCATACGTGATACCCTGCACTATTGAAACTAAAAAATCCAACCAAATCACCTGGAGATAAATCTTTTTCTGTTACGCTAATGGTTGAATCAGACCTTTCAAAAAGTATACGAGGTTGACCGGGTTCTTCTGGATCATCCTCAAAAGCCTCATCTTCTAAATTTGCAAAGCCGAGCCCACTAGTAGACACTCCAGATGAGCCGTCTGGACCTCCTACTTTGTTGAACAGGTGAACATCATCAAAATTTATTGGCAAACCGTTTGTTTCTACGTACGAAAAATTATTTTGAACATTTGAAAGAAAACCAGATGGATGAAATACACCGTCAGGGTATTCTGGATCATTAACAGTAAATTTATTTATTCCTTGATACGGGCCTGGAACTAAATACCTAAAATATGGAGTAGTTATACTGCATAGTTCCCCATTATAACTAGCTGAACGTTTCCAAATACGAAGTTCACTTGGACTAAATAGCTCCTGTGCGTGCCATGAAGTATAATTAAGAGTGTATTCCCAAATTCTCGGGATAAGTCCTATTCTCAGGTCATTGGCGACCGAGGGGTCCAACTTTGGGGCAGCGACTTCATCCGACCCATAAGTGTTTCCCTCAGTGACCTTGTAATTGTCCGTATCGAAAGGGTCGTAGGGCTCGAATGCCTGTCCGGTATTTAGTACAGCATAAGTTAATTTTGAAGAAATTTTCTTAGAGTAATAACCCCAATTTCGATGCCATGTAACATTCGGTTCTATCCAGAATGTTTCCGGTGTATCATACAATGCCTCCCACTCTTCTATCTCTAGGGCATTGTCAGCCAACTCTTCAGTCACGTCTTCACCATTGGCTTGTCTCTCCAATAAATCAGCTTGAGTTAAGTACGGGGAGTACTCCTTCCAGGCTGAGTTACTTGGCGCCAATACTTTCTCTTGTCCGGCCAACTGCAATGAAATACCGTAATCCGACGCATTTGAGTATGGCAGAGGATGCCGATCCCACGCCTGTCTATACACTACGAAGTTGGTAGAATCAGAGTAACGGCGCACGTCTGTTGCTTTTCCAAGGTTAAGAAAGCCAGATAACGGGAACGCTGCTGGAGTGCTATTCCAATCGTGTAAATACTTCAATTCCTGTCTCGGAGTTGCGAAAAATGGATTTGTTCTACTGAACTTGCCCTGTAAATTTACAAAATACACCAGCAAGTCACCTCTGGGTCGGCGCTTTGATTCTTTCCTGAGTCTTGAAAATGGGCCGTACCTCCGGCCCTCCACGGGTCGCAACTTAGACCTATTTGCCGCTTTGGGCTTGGTTATAGTGACAGTAACTTTGGAGTTACTCATTTATAATCACTCCAGTCATTCTCATAACTACGTTAAATTCCGGTGTTCCAAGACTTCTCCCTGAGATACTAATTCCAGCAATCATTGCTAGGTGTTCAACTTCTTCCCTATCCAGAACACGCCGAAGACTACCCCGCCTGGCAGAGAGGTCCAATCCAGCAGGCTCTATAGACACGATCGAGGGGTCCTGCCCTTGGCGGTCAAGGATACGATCAGCAATTTGCCGCGCCCGACCCAGGGGTAAATTTCCTGCGTTAATAACTACAGGCGTTCTAAACGGCCCGTCACCTTTGGGGATTCGTATTCTTCGCCTCTGACCATTGGATCCCGACCCGCGAACTTGTATAGTTCCTGTGTGCTGGAATGTTGCATTTTGATTTGTTGGTGCCTGGTCCTCGAGGTGATTGATTTCTTGGGTCATCACTTCTATCTGATCCCTGCCCCTGTTGCTAAATACATCTATCCTGGTCGAAATCGCTCGCCCTGTAAGTAGTGTTACGTCATCATCTGTTTCAGGAACTTCGTTAAGCCTATTAGCATCAAATAATGATTGACGCCTGAGATTACCGTCCCCATCGTCAAATTCTAATACAATTCCTGATACATCAAGAATCTCTGACTTCTTAAGAAACTCGCCGGGCGTATTTAAGGATTCCCAATTAATCCTACTCGACTCGGTCTGAACAGACCTCATTTTTGCACTTGTTCCGGGAAGCTTACAGTACAATTGCGTTGTTTTTGTGTATCCGACCTTTAGCTTGTAGTCATACTTGAAGAGGTCCTCCTTATCTTCAATGGATACGACCCTTACCAGGTCATCCGCTCTAGCAGAAACATTGGTGACTTCCCTATACACAACAGATCTAGTCGCAAGGGTCGGGCGGTCCAAATCTTCAAAAAAATCAAAAATATACCTAGTAATTGTAGTTCTCTGCCACCCTAACTGACCATACGTACCAGTTTCAATTGTTTCTTGCTCTGTTCTAGGAGTGGGTTCTTGCGACCCAGCAACAAAATTTTCACCGAAGTCTAAAATTACGCAATTAACAAGTCTAGAACGCTGCGAAGATTTTTGAAACTCTGCGTATTTACTGGATGATAATTGGCGAATTGGCAAAGCTGGAGGTAAAATTCCTTGTGGGTCGGTTATCCAAATATTATTGAAATCATCTACATGATACTTAGGTTCAAATATTCCAACTTCTTGCGCGGCTACTGAGTGAAAGGATTGTTCGACTCCTATGTTTATTGAATTGAGTCTGTACGTTTCAATATTCGTTATAACACTATTAAACCCGAGTTTATCAACATAGATATAGTTGAGTAACTGGTGGAGATCAAAGTCAGTCTTTGAAACCAAGAGCGGCTCAATTGTATTGTAATTCTCATCAATTAGCTCAGATGGGGCGGACCCAAAAATGGAAATCGGGTCGACCACCTCTGGGTCGTACAATACTATTTGTTGCTCAGGGGCGAGGTCCCACTTATCGGCTAGCGACCCAGAAATAGTTACAGTCCGGTCGTCACCAGGCCAACGGATAACTTTTGACTCCCCGGCAAATATACCGCCTGAAATAATTGTTGCCCAATTTATAGACCCCCCAACTTCGATTCCAATTTCAAAACTAATTTCTTCAGTGTCGGATAAGTCAAGTGAGATGTCCGCTAACCCAAATATCAATCGGTCGGAGAGTTGCCCAGCCTCGGCCGAGTAGTCAAAATTTGTTATAGGAATTTCAACATCATCAATAATTATTCTGCTGTAGACATTATAATCTCTCATCTAGCCTCGTCTAATAGTTCAGAAATTATATCATAAAGGGCAATTGTTCCATTCCCGCCTCGCACCGACGCAGAGGATTCTAGATTATTTGTGTCAAGTTGCGACCCAATATCAACAGATGACTCTACGGAAAAGGTGTACTCATTAATTTGGAAAGTAGCTGCCGATGGGCCCACACCATAAGTTTCGTGGGGAGGTCGGCGTTTTCTCCAAACATAGGTTTCTAAAAATGGCAAGAAGGGTACAGGGGCCGGAGGCAGAACTGTAGTGTCCTGCGGAGGCGCTTGCGCTTCTTCGTATAACCATTTTTTTATCATTAGTAGGGTATAACCTTCAAAACATCAGGATATGGTTGTTCTATTGCTGGATGCCAAGAATCAAGTGGAGGTGCAACTATTGGAGGAACTTCCATTGCGCTTATTTCAGTAGTTCCTACGACCATGTCGAATGGATTAACAACGAGCCATTGAATTTCTTCATAAGACAGCCCGCGATTCCATATCAGCACCTCATCTATTTGCCCGTCAAAACCGTTTACTGCTGAGCCGTCGGAATGCGCGCCAATTCTCAACCCTGCGGTACCTGCCGAGTCCAGGGCGCGGGTTTCAGCAACCGTGAAATCCAACACGCCATCAACGTAAAGTCTGGCGTTGACGCCATCAAGCACAGCAGCGACATGGTGCCATTTGCCATCATTGACGCTAGCAGAACCGATCATGGTGGTAACGGGCGCACCTGAATAGAATGGTATGATTCGAAGATTGGCACTGCTATTGGTCAGTGTAAATTGAAAAATTCTATTCGGTGCAGATTCTGTATCCCTATCAATGATGGTGGTATTTGCTGCTCCGCTAGCCGTCTTAACCCAAGCTGCTAAGGTGATGCGACCGGCGTTTTGTAAAGTCTCAAAAGGAACCCCAACGTAGGAGCCGGAACCGCCTGGAAAACTCAACCCTTGTCCATACCTACCTTGTCCCCATGTAGGAGTCCCAACAAATGTTGCTCTGGAAAAGCCAGCCAGATTCTGAACAACATTCCCGCCGCCCTCATTAAACAGCCAGCAACCTACGAGACCACCTGCTAATGGATGCCCTCTATCAAGTTGGACTCCCAGAACAGGTTTTATTGAGTGATTTTTTTCTGGGAAGATTATCATACAACCTCTGCTTTTACTCCCTGATAAATTGCTGAATGATTACCACCAGTAGCATCTAACGTTCCACCAGTCTTATTAACAATAACAATTCCCCACTTCGCTGGAAGCACGCCACCAAACGCAGCAGCAACACTCATTGGATTACTCTTGTAGGTCGTGGCATTGGCGACCACGTTGACGCGACCAATTGGGCGAAGATTTGGTGGGTCGGTAAGTGTAATACCAGCATCAGTCCCTGTAGCGTTATCGCCATACGTGGTGCCGTCATCTGTGGTGCCATAGGCATACACTTCAACATACCCAGTCGCAGAGGTAGACGCTGCACCAGATTTGATCTTGAGTTGAACAAGAGCATTAAGAAACTTATCCGATGTGTTGTCCACAACGGTGCTTTCACGCTGCCCATTGTTAGCAAGTGATGCTATCGTAAGCGTCAAAGCTTGATTTGTTGTGCCAAGTTTTTGTTTTATATCTGACATAAATATCCTACAATTCTATTAAGGGCATCTTGCCCGCTTCAACCAAGTCCAGGCGTTTCTCAAATGGAAAATGATCAAAGCATCGTGGTTGACCACAAGTTACCCCACCACAAGGCTGACAAAATCCCCGCATTTTCCCGCTTCCCCTAATTACAGTAAATTGCCTGCCACAATGAACGCACTTGTAAGTAGGGGTCTCTACGACCCCATGAATGGATGTAGCAATAAGTATTCCACTTTGTTTTGGCACTACTCCCTCCAATGCGTTGAAAAGACAGCGTTAAATGCTGTAGTTACTACGGCAGCAATCAAGGCAAGTCCGGCACCTGCGGTAGCTGGAATAATGTACTCACCGTCTGGTCCAGCTAACCACCTATACGACACGCGCTGGTTAACAGCCTGCTGCCACTGCTGCGAGCTAGCAGTGATTGTTGGATCAACAGACCAAGCTGTGTCAAATGTAGCAACAGCAGCCGGAGTCGCGGGGTTGAGCGGATTTGGAGTAATTGTAGTTGATTGGGTCCCACGGGCCGATGTTCTCATCAACTGGTACTTAGCCACCTGGTCATCTGGCGTCGCATCCGACCCAAACATCATTTCAAAAATAGCCAGGCGCCTGGTTGTTCCACCAGTCAAGCACCACATTGGTACAGTCGTGCTTTGGGTATTTGTCTTATTGTTTACCGCACTAAATTCATTCATATTTTCTCCTACGCAGTCCAACCAGCATCTGCAATAGCTGAACCTTTTATTGCTACACTACACGGGTACGGATTTGATAACTTATTTCCGAACTCGCCTACAACAAGTCTTATGTGAAAGTACGCGACCCCACTGGCGGTTATTACCCCATCTGACTGGTCAACTTCTGTAAGGGTGACGTCCTCAATTCCCCAGTCACTCGGATCACCCTCAGTGTCTGCTGCTATTTGGACGTACTCTGAATCGAATACAAGCACGTTTTCCTGGTCACCGTTAGACGCATCTTCAGAAAGTTTGAATTCTACGCCCTCTAGGTCCCCAGAACTTGTTACTCTGTACGCATCTACAACGTTTAAGCCAACTGAAGATGTTTCAATACCAGAAGATAAATTCGTAACGTCCACAGGAGAGCCATCAATATCTAGATCCATAGTCTTAGCTGGCCCGATCCCGGAGACATTTGAAACTTCTACCAAGTACGGAGACGTCACACCAAGAGTAATTTTTGATTCAGCATCCTCTGAAAATTGCTCCATACTCTGGAACACCGATCCTACCTTTACAACGCGCTTCACAATATTTAGAATTGTAACAAAGCAGGACGACCCAGATCGCGACCCGGTATTCTCAACTTGAATTCGTGTTTGATTGCTGGCCGACCCGGATTCCGGAGGAAATGCATTTACTAGGCCGAACGGCACACCAATTAGAAGGGTCACTTCCCAGGTATCGTCGAACTCTGGATCGTCTGAAAATATAAGAGTAACCCCAGGAATGAGGTCTAGGTGCTCAGTAGAAGCGTCTAGGTTAACAGAGATGCTAGTCTGATCGTATGGATTAGCAGACGAGCCCGTGGTCACTAGGACGTCAGAGGATACTCCTGGAATTACATTAGAGAATGTCAAGCGGTATGAGTCAGAGAGAACAATGGCGTCTATCGCGGCTTCATGCGACGTGAGTGGTGTACCGACGAGGGCAGTCTCCCTGGATCCTACCTCTACCCAGACTTCGTTTATTAAAATTTTTGCTACCAATCCTGCCATAACTTTCCTAAGTGGTAATAAATCGCATTGTGACTTCTGCTAAGAAGCTTTCGTTAGTTATTTGCTCTGGATAAGACAGCCACGCCGATCCATCCACCTTACAATCAGCATCAACAACTTGAAAGTCATCTTCTAAGTCAACGTGAAAGCTTTCATTATTATCAATAGCCGTGTTAATTGCTTCGATAATTTGCTGCAACATGGACACTGGAATATTATCAAACCGAACACCGAACCTCGCCCCGCGACCCCCGGTATCAAAACCCTGGGTGTATATCGACCCATCGGCTGCAGTCTTATTGTTCACAAAACGCCGCGGTTGAAGGTTAGCTCCGTCAAGAATAAAACACAGCACAGGGTCGCCGCTAACATTTAGCTCAATTCCCTCAATTGATCCCTGTGCCCAAGTAAATGCTGCCATTAATAATCATTCCTATACGACCCACCAAAATTTGACGCCGGACTTGTTTGCGATCCGGACTGTGGGGTCGGTTCTGGTCCAAGTATTTCTTCAGTCCTAGTCGTTGCTAGATCTGACCTATTATTTATCTCAATGATCACCTTCTGCCTAGCAGCCTCACCAAGCGCTAACCGTTGTTGAAGTGACTTGAGCCTAGTGTTTCGCTGATCAGAGTTTAACGATTGCAAATTATTGGTCAATTCAAGTATCTTGTCAAGGACAAGACGCTGTTCCTGCGGGTCTTTTGCTAATAGCGACCTCTGGTTCAAAAATTGTAACTCTTGGTCGAGAGCGGAACGACCAAACCGTTTCTCAGCCTCCGACCTGGTAAACTGATCTAGCTCATTCTCAAGTTCCGCAACCTTAACCAATTGCCTAGCGTCACGGGCTTGTCTAATCTTAGCCTGAAGTTCTCCGGCAATTCCTCCGCTTATTGCATTCTTAGCTAGAAACTCCTCTTCTGAGTTTCCAGTCTCTCGGGCTTCCCTAAGTCTCGCAAGGTTTACGCGGTCTCGGTTAGCCTTCTCAATAGCTTCTGTATTTCCAAAAACTCCAAACGCTCCGAGTTTACTAATTTCCGACCCTAGTTTGAAGATACCGAGTTGCTCACCAAAGTTGGCCTTGAAGATGTCAAGTTCTAAAACTTTTTTATTTTCTTCTTTCCATTTTTGAATTCGCTCCGCACTAAGGGTTGAGAACTTTTCCATAAACTTATCTTGTCTGTCTTTGGCAACCTCAAACACTCTAGCAAGTGGATTATCCGAAGAAGCTTTACGTAATTCAGCTAACGATGAATTAAAGTCTCGCGCCAAATCAAATTCTTTATTGACCTTAGCAAAATCACTCGTAAGTTTTTGGTTAATAAAACTTATTCTTTTTTGCAGATCTTCAACATCTTCTAAGGATTGCTTAAATTTATCCGTTCCCTTAGCCAGTGCTTCGTACCCAAGTGCACCCGCTTCCGCCATTTGCTTAAGAGTATCAATAAATTCTTTAAGCTCTTTGGTTCTTCCAGTAGTTCTTGCTTGGTCTTGAAGACTATTGAAAGTCTGATTAAATACATTACTTGGATCTGCATCTTTAAGTAATTTTAATTGACGCTCGCTGAAATCCCTCCGAGCTTTGGCAAGTAAAGCATCCTGAACTTGTGGAGAACTATTGCCACCAATAGCCGCCGTAAGTTCATTCTGAGCTTTTCTAATATCATCTGCTGTTGGTCCACCGAATATAGCAGGAGCGAACGATTTTTGTTGTTGAAGTCGTCTTAGTTCATTTTGAAGCCGGCCTAATTCTTGCTCACTAGCACCACCTCCAATTTCAGTTCTAGCAATTTCTGCCGCGCGTATAGCATTACCACGCTCGCGTTCAAAATTAACATCTCTTTGCGCGCGCTCTAATTTTCTAAGATCTGCTTCTGCTTGTGCAGACCCTCCCTGTTGTCCAATTCGACTAACCCTTGAAAATTGTTCTTGCGCTTTTAACAAACTCTGGGCACTAGCATTAATGTCATCCGCAACACTCTTTAATGCTTGGGTCGACCCAATAACGAGGGCACTTATAACACCAAAAGCGAACGTTTTACTGGTTAGAAGTTTATCAATAGTTAAGCCCTCTTCAGCAAACTGTCTGAAGATGACTGATATTGCCTCGGCTCCCGGCACACCGGCCTTAGTAAGTATAGAGGTTGTAAGGAGGGAGGCTCCCTGAAGGCTTCGCATCGACCCGGTTGCCTTATCTGTTTCTTCCTTTACTTTGGTCAATGCTTGCGCGGATCTTTCAAATCGACTTCGGAGGAGATCCTGTTGCCCAATTATTTGGTTGAAATTTCCGCCGATAGCAGCTTGTCCACTTGCTGCAGTTATTGGAAGCGCGGTTCCTTGAGGAGTAGAAGTTTTTAACTTATCTTGGGCCTTACCAAGCTTTTCCATCTCCTCCCTAGCTTTGATAAGTTGGCGGCCGAAATTTTCAGTCTCCTTAGAAGTCTTAATAAATTCAGAACTTATGGCTTGATTTGCCTTTACGCCAATTTGCTGGAGAAATTCCATCGTCTTATTCAGCGTCTTAAGACGGTTATCAGCATCAGCATACTTTTGTTCAAGAGATGTAATGAGGGACTTCTGCTCGGAGAGGGCGCTATTGACGTTAGCGCCTCCCTCAACCACGAACCGAACTCGAACTGTATCACTTCTTGAAGACATATTATCCCTGCAATATCTTTTCTTCCGCCCTGAATTGCGCCCTTTCGCCTAATACAACCATTGCCATACCAGCGAACGTCTCATCCCACTTACCACTTATCTTCTCATCATTGTTTGAAAGAGCAGAACTTACCGAGCCATAAGCGTCGAGGATAAATTCGATGCCAAAATCAAAGGGCCATATTTCGTACAACATGGCCCTTGAGTATCTCTTAACGCATTCAGCGCGAATCTTTTTCTTTAAGAGCTTTATGTCATCGGTAAACGGGCACTTAGGGCAGTTATTTGGAAGATCCCTCTCCGCTCGCAGGCACCTCGAGCAGTGGTAAAATGGATTCTCTTCCTGCTGTCTGGCCGACTGGATTGACTTCCAAGCTGTGATTCTCAGTGCCCCGAAAAAGTAACCTCGGGAAGACTGCCGCCTGCTTATACAAGAGAGCGTCTTCAGCGAACTCTTGACCATCTTCATTGGTAAAGAACGTTTCGACTCTGGTCCTATATGCTTCCTCTGCCTCCTCAAGCCCCCGGGGGTCGAGACCCGGAAATCCCTTAATATTCTCAACAAGTCTCGCAAGCTTAGTCGCCGGCTTTAGTTTTTTGCCATCTCCAAGCATCCGCTCCCGATCCTCTAATTCTGCATCTTTTTTTCTCCGGCGCAAGAATACGAAAACAATTGGATTTTCACACCAGGAATAATCCAGCTCGACTTCAATAAACTTTGGCACATCCTTCATACACAAATTTCCTTTCGTTTAAGATTTAAGTTGGTGCGCGCCGGACTTCATATTTGGCCTGGACGCGTAAAAATATTTCATACTACTCCTTTATGCATCAATAGAAGCGTTCATCGGAGTTGCAACATCTCCAGGAACGCGAATAGGCGTCAACTGAATCGCCAAGCATGCTAATGACACCTCGCCGTCCCATACTTGGTACTGACCACTTGAAGGTCGAATCATGGCATCGTCTGCCTGGAACACGACCCCGGGGTCGCCGATTCTTAAAGACCAATCATCATGAGTCGGGGGAATCGTAAGTCCCTGGCGACCCAGGGTATCATTTTCACGGCCTGTGACTGTCCAGTCTATCGTAACAGTTCGCTTGTCGCCGCGTTCTAAAGGTCGGGCGATATCTACCGACCCCAGGGAGAAGGGAAAATCGTTGAGGGGAAGATTGTTATTGTAGGTTAACACAACCCGCCGGGTCTCGTCAATATAATCCGTAGCTCCCCAAAAGAATTCAGCATTCTGGTCGAATCGGAGCGGCGTAATTGTCTCGCAATCCGGAAATGTATAATCCGCGTCAGGCATGTCACCCCGACCTACGAATACTGCTTGCACCTGAAACTTCTGTTCTATCTGTCCGGTGATAACAAGAGACTCACACACTGCGTCAGATAACACAATCCCAGGATCCTCATCATCCGCAAAACCCACAATGAATGTAGTAGCTGGAAGAATTAAGACCGTTGGTCCAAGCATGAACCTATTTGATCCGGATTCAACCCCGAGGGCGTACTTCAAGAGACCGGCAAGAATGTCCTTATCAACCTCGAGGTCTAGGGTAAGTCGGCCGAGTCTGTGAAGGACAATCAAATCTAAGAGATACTGTGTTGTACAATCATTAAGATCCTCAGTCTTAAAGACTGGCTCAATGTGCGATTGCCCACCTTCACGAGTTACAATAACAGCATCAAGGTCTGCGTTGTCAAGTGGTACTCCGAAAGCGGATTGCTCAGCCCAAATTGAACTATACGCGACCCGGAGTTGTATTCTTCTATTACTCATTTTTACCTCTTGGGGGCGCGCCCTGGCCTGCGGCTGCGTTTCTCTCAAATACTGGAAACCGCATGGCGCTGGCCAGGACTACGGGTTATAGCCCGGTTTGCCCATAAAATTTACGACAACGTTAACGGAGATGCATCAATCAAGGTTCGCATGCTAAGCAACCCCTCTGTCGCGTCGAGATTTTCTACGTGAAGTGATGCGACATCATCGCTGTAAGGGTTATCAAGACCGCTTGTATAGGTCCATTCAAATGGAATGTTTGCGGATAACTCAATAGTATCCAAGGGGGAATCCCCAGAGTCATGAGGTGTGATAACAATATCTGTCGTCGACAAGATATATAACGAGCGAAGCTGGTCAACAAGAACTGCGTAAGAAACAAGCAAATCAGGTTCACTTGCATCAACTGCTTGATCAACATTCACCTCGCCGCTACCTGTAAGAGATTCTGCCTTTGATAGCGATGCTCCAGCAGAAGACCACTTTCGAGTTATTGTGTGCGTAAACATATCAAACCTCCAATTCAATCTTATATTAAAGCCGAGCCAAAGTACACTAGGAGAATATTATTCTTCCAGTTCCAAGGACCTTCTTATCACCATTTGTCAACTGCGTCCTTATCTTAAAGTTGTACCGATTCAACGGAAGGTCTTGAGTAACCGCGTCATCAAGCTCAAGACCAACTGTCTGCGGGTCGCCGATGCTTATAACTTCCATCTCAAGTTCCGACCCAAATACTTCCATCCACACAGTGGCATTCGCAAGACTCGGCCAGTCCCCTGAATCTGTGATTACAATCTTACTCGACCCAAGGTAATCATTTCCCTTAATCAAAAGAATATCACCAGCATCTGTTATAGTTGGCGCTACCGACCCAATCTGGGTCGCCCCGGATAACTGGCCGAGAATGTATCCAGCTTCTCCCGGGTCATAAGTACCAGGAAGGTCCACTGTCCACGGATCTGGAACGTCCTCACTAGAGATAGAACTTATATCAGCGTCAAGGTGCAAGATGCGCTCGACATCCTCTGGAGTAACAACAGCAGAGCTGACCTGCTCGTCATCAGAGTCGCGGTAAAATCGAATCCAACCCCGAAATCCTGTCGGCACGGATGCGTAATCCCAAGAATACCCGCCTTGACCAAGCTCCGTGAATCCTTCTGTTATATCCGCACCTACCTGAACATCATCTGTTTCAAATAGGCGAGCGTATAAGGTAAGTCCGATGTTACTTGTCCCAAGAGGTAAACCAAGTGTTATTCTGTAAGGCATTTATTTTCCTACAACAATTTTTCAATATTAGCGCCGTGACCACTATTTAATGTTGTACTTAACGCATCAGCAGTATCAAATACAACTGCGCTAACCTCTGCAGAAGTTATTCCATCATTTTCGCCAATTCCAGGAGGAAGCGGATTCGGTCCGCCAGGACCGTACCCTCCGTAATTAAATTGATTCTGCAAATTTTTTAATCCATTCACACCGTCGTATATCATCTTAGAATACGCCCTAGCATTAGAAAAGAAATCTGACTGTTTGTTATCTTGCGCTTTTCCCATTGCTTTTACCTCCAGTTGTTTACTACTTCTTTTTTCACTCATGCACCTCTCCCTTGCTCGTTTATTTATGCTGCACCTTTAATTAATCCAGAATTTACTGCCGCTGTTCTCATAGCATCTAGCAAAGTGAACAGCTCTGTAAAATTATTATTTATCTTTGCCGGGTCAGCTACTCCAACAGTTGCAACATCTTCAAGAGTGCCATTCCCAGTTCCACCAGTCGAATTCGTCAATGCAGCTTGCGCTGACCCGGAAGGTTGAACTATTGGGGTAGCATTCCAAAATCCAAGTTTCTGGGATACGTCTGTCGCGACCTTTGTCCCAGTAGAAGTTCCAACCACGATATTTCCTGCTTCGACAATATTTAAGTTTCCAGTAGCAGTAACTCGAAATTTTTCAGCAAGAGCCGCTCCAGCGTTAACTAAAGAAACTACAAAGTCTGCCGTGCGGCTGGCGTGGGTCGCTGTAGTCCAAAGCATGGCGATTTGACCAGCGTTCTGGTCAGCGGTCGTCGAGGAATTTATATTGAACAGAATCGCGCTACCAAACCCCGCCGCCGGTGTCCCTGTGGATTGATGTCCGACAGTCAAGCCATTGGTGACGGTAGTTGTGCCGGCATCTCGAACCCCGACTAAAATTGATGCCCATTGACCAGCCGTTGCATTATTAAATTCGATAATACCGATTCCATTTCGCTTAATTGCGACATCGGGTGTAGCAAAATTACTGCCGCTGGCAAATGCCAACATTCGCGGGCTAGCAATAACGGCATTTGCTGTTGCACCACTGAATCCCATAACCGGAGAACCGGCTGCAATTACAACAATATTTCCACCCGATGCTCCCAGGTTCGCAAAAGCAGTATTGAAACCTGTTTGCGCTGATGGCCCTATTTGGAGTTGCGGGACGGTACTATTTGCCGCTTGACTTCCTCCAATAGTAAAACTACCGACCCCTTTAGGAGTAAATGTAAACCCAATATTTGTTGCGCTGCCTAACGCTGAATGAGTAATCAATCCCGCGCTTTGACTCACACTTTCATATTGCGTTGTATTACCAATAAAACAGCTAAGGAAGGGAAACGATGCATTGCCTAGCCCCTGAGTTGAGGCTGGGAGCAGGTCGGTATTTATGGCGACTGATGCCAAGTTTGATAACGAAGTGTTTGCGCCGCTTGCCGATGACGTAAAATATTCTAAAGCCGTCCCACCTGCATTTACTCTGATTTGCTGGAGCGCCAAACCAATCACCGCAATTTCGTCAAGCCGCGCCGAAAACGCCTGCACGTCTGAGCCAATGGCTACGCCAAGACTTGTACGGAATGTTGCGAAATTCGCTGCACCCAAAAGCGTTTGCACGTCAGCACTGGGTGCGATCCCCGCGTAGGTCGTCAGGTTAGCATTAAGCGGCTGCGCGTAACTCGAAACCGCTTGGACGGTTGGGTAAAGCGTATCATTTAGGACCCCAAAACCGGTTGCTTTGTTAGCGACGTTCTCAGGAACGTAAGTCAAATTGCTTTCCAAAACCGACCAATTGCCAGCGGTCTGACCTGGTGTATCGACCAATGCTCGAACCGAATCACCAGCAGTAACAGCAACACCGCCTAAGATGCCAGCAACCGAAATAAACCAGAGATCACCTTTTAAGATTACACCAGCCGTACCAGAACCACCTGATGATGGGAAGACATTTCCACTTGCATCAAAACTTCCGCGATCATCAATCAAGCCCACCACAAGTGCATCTGCATAGGCTTTAGTCGCAATGTTTGAGGACAACCGAGCATCGTCCAGAGTGCCGCTTGCGATGTTGGAAGCGTTGAGCGCCGTCAGACTCGAACCATCACCAATAAACGAAGTGGCTTGAATCGAACCGCTGAGAAGTGAAGGAGAGGTCGACAGAGAATATAATGCATATTTTAGGACAGTGCCTTTATCAATGCTTGCGTCAACGTAAATTCCATAGCTGTTCGTTGGAGTCGCGGAACCTGTAATATTTCCAATTCTAACTCCGTAGAAATTAGTCAAACCACCGGTTGCAACGATACCTCCGCGAAAATCACCAATAATTAAATCAGTGAGTGTACCGGTTGTGTTAACGTTGATCTGAACATCAACGGCTTTCAGCCGGGTAACATTTCCACTACTCGATTGATTAGCTTGAATGTCCGCGCCTTTCAAATCAGCAACCGCTCCGCTGCCGCTGGAATTTGCCGAATAACTCAAAGCTACAAGCTGTGTGACTGTACCAGCGTTGATATTGCTCACGGCTCCATTGAGTCCAAACAGTAAAATCATATTGCCTGACGGATGATTGCCTATAGCATTAAATTTTCCAGCTACAGTTGCTGTCGCGGCCAAATTGTTTTGATAAATATTCTCTTGTCCGTAAGTCAGACCGGAGTTGCTGAAAACCACATTAGCGTACAAATACCGCTGAGCAATCTGAACAGTATTTCCAAGAGTTATTGTATTAAATACTGTACTACCGGTAAAACTTTTATTCCCATCTACAGACTCATTCCCAGTGTTATGCACAACTTCGTCATCAATAGCAACGTTCTCAGACACGTACTTTGACAACGCAGCACTGTACACAAGGGCGCCGCCATCAACAGGAGGGCCCTGAAAATCTTGCATGTCCTGAATTCTATCAGGTATTCTTGGAACAATACTAACGCCCATTTATTCCTCTTCAGTTTTTTCAACTACGGGATCTTCAGGCAAAATAATAAGCCAATCGAGCGCTACAACATCCAGAGCAGATAATTTCGCAGGCTCAATTGACTCCAAAGAAAATTTTTCCCCTGGAACATTTATTTCGATTGCTTTGAGCTTGTTCATTTCAGACTCAAATTTATCTTTACAGTCTAATTTAATATTATAATTTCCAGGAATTTGCGTCTCTACCCCGCATTCCATTAAAATTATAAGTTGCTGCTCCTCAAATATTTTCATTTGAGGCTCAGTGACTTTAGCAACGCGAATTAATCGGTACCTTGTTTCGACACTAGGATTTACATGCGACCCAAGTTTTTTCCAGGCCTGGTATGATTCTGCTAGCTGTCCAAGAGTAATCTTCATTCATTTATCCTTTCTTCACAATTCTCTTAAATCCAGGAACATTATTCACTAATAATTTTACTTTGTTATTCGGCAAATAGATACCCTTTATCAGCTCTATTGGATTAAATTCAATTCTTAAGACTCCTCCAATTACGACCCTGGATGGCGGAGCTCCATATTTTTTACAATTTGCTGAAAATTTAACATTAGGCTGTGACATGAACTGAATTTACAACAAGCACATCTAGAGTCATTGAGACATAGTGAGTCTTGATAGCAGTAGATCCGGTTCCCCAGAGGCGTAGGTCCAAAACGCCGTCGCCTTGAAGAAATTGATGCTCAACATCCGCCCCAGGAGTCGTTATCCCTAAGTTCCAAGGCTGCGCTGTTCCAACAACTGTGTTCAAGGCGTCGTTTATCGCCTGCAATTTTTCAATAAACTCCTCATGACTTGTACGATCATTTGGAAGTTTATCATCGAATTTATGAAATACTTCGTAGCTAAATCTAATGCGCTGTTGAACAGTACAAATACGAGGGCCCTTCATTTGTTCACTAAATTCTTGAAATAAAATCATCACACCGTTGGGACTCTGGTCATGATTCAAGGCCATGAATAAATTTATATATGATTCACCAGTAATATATCGCTCACGGGTAAGTACCGACCCAATATTGGAAATTGGAGAAACAAGCGCCGCTTGGGCGGCTAATAAATCTGCTATTGTTACGTTTGGCATTAAAATGCTCCTTCGTTTACTGCCCTGAAAAATCTTCTCTCGATCGCTAGAATTGCAAGTTTTTGTTCTGTGTTAGTTTGGGAAATTGCTCTGAGAAAAATTCTCTGTTCATTTGTACCTCTAAGAGCAATCTTTCTCATAATCATAAACGCTGCCCTTACTTTCTCAGAGGTCGTAAATGAATAATTACTTGTGACTTCTTGAATTCTCCTTCCAGGATTTCGTGGTGACTTTCTTACAGCGTACGATGACCCGATACTTTTTCCAACCTTGTGCACGTCATCAAGCTGGGTAGAATTAAATGACTTCCGATTTACCCACCCAAGGATTTTTTCAAACGGAGGGGCAGCACCCGGTTTTCGGCCGTACTCCAGCCCCCAATAAGCGTATGGAACTCGCGACTCTAGAATAAGCTGATAGGAACCCTCGCCAAACTTATCTACATACCCTATAAGTGATTCTAGCGCCACTCCGGTGTCCTTAGGACCGCGTTGCTTCATCCACTCTACTAAGTACTTAGCTAGTGCGCCTAGTTCTTGGCGAACAATCCGATCCAGAGCTACTGGAGCTCTCCGGTACCGGTCCTCATCCCACTCGAAGAATATTTGTTTTCCAGTACTTACTGTTGGCACTAGGGGTACACCTCACTAGTAGGATTAACTGCAAATTTCCACTCCTTTATCCGTGACCCGGCTGGAGCTGCCTCAAAATTTATTTCACCAGTTATTTCATAAACTACATTATTGATAGAAAAAAGTTTAGTTTGAAGTAAAACTTCCCTCGAACAATCGCCGTGTTCAATTATATGCAAAACTTGTCCTTGACCAATAGTACCATCTTCCAAGGTCCAACCACCATCAACTTCGAGGAGTTGGGCATAACCACGGTCGGTGTCTGAAGTTAGGAGTAAGAGAACAGCATTAAGACCTATTCCCACCATCCTAGTGTAGTTCATTTGCTTTACAAGCATTGGTGTGGGGTCTATCATTTTATAAACTTACCCCCATATCTGTTTGCTTGGTCTATGCAATTCTGATAAATTCTATTAAATTCGTAATTATTTCCAGACCTATTGGAATTCGGGAGATCAGCAACCAAGGAAGCTTTAAGCATCCAAATATCATAGAACGTTTGTTCCATATCCCAAAAATCAGTCTCAGGTCCGGCGTCGACCCATCCTGTATCGCCGTCACTTACAACAATCCGGGCCGATCCAGTATTTCCAACTATTGTACCTCCGAGCACCCTAGAGGAACGGTCAGCAACTATTTGCCAATCAGGCTCTTCTGCTCCGCTTGCACCTGAAGTTACACATTTAAGAAATCGACCCACGCGGCTATCTTCTGTTGGAGCTACAATTTGGCCAACAACATAATTAGTCTCAGGTTCCCACACCTCCACTACTCTGTTATCCGCAAGCGAGTCAATAATATCTTGCTCCTCAATAGTAGGAGTATGGGCGTAGGCGCACTTCTTCTTTACTTGAGCAATTGCTTCAGTTTCATCCGTGTATATTTTAGCCATCTTTTCCTCCTACGAGACCATACTTTTCAGCCATTTCAATAGGAATTCCTATTCCCTTGGCCGCAAATAATTTTTGGCGGTCTGGATGTCCAGCTGTAACAATTTCACCGGAAGGTGTCCTGTACAATCTCTCTGTAGTTACAAATGTCCCACGAGAAGTTACTTTAACAGACTTGTGAAGTTTGGTTGCAGAAATAAGAATCGAGGACTTGGTCGGCGCTTTAGAAACCACTTCTCCAGATTCTGTAAGCACGTCCTCTCTTCCATCAAACGCTATATATCTAGTGATGTTATATTTTTCAAAAAATCTCGGAAGAGATTGCCTGGCGCGACCCCGATACTTCCTGTACTGTGGGTGCTCCATTGCACTTTTATATTTTCTTTGGTTTATGTTTACACCTGAAACAATTGCAACCTTCCATCCCTCAGACCTTACTTGATCAAAGAATTCAAAGTGGTCACCACCAATTTTATATTCTTCATCCCAGGCGACCCTTCCTGATTCAAACACTTCTTGACGAACAAGGCAGTAATTTACTGTTATATCACAATAATCATACTTAGTACCAGATGGAGTCCTACAAACTCCTTTAGGAACTAGTGGAATTTCTTTAATATACCCCTCCCCGCGCTCAATTAAGCCTTGGTAATTATTTCCATCGACAGTTCCTGAAGCTACACCAACTGAAGGGTCACTGTCAAGCACATCAATAAGCTTAGCGACTCCCTCACTTACCTTGGGATTAAATTCAAAATCATCACTTGCTATTAACAAGTACTGACGGTCGAGGCTTGCGACACCTATGTTAGACTTAGCACAAAATCCTGAATCAAACTCCATCCATAAACATGAGTGCCCACGTAGCCGGAGTTTAGAGTAGAGCTCAATTTTGTCCTTAGATTCATACCCGTCGTCAACAATAATAATTTTAGCCCCAGGGAGAAAACTTTCAATTTCTTGAATTGTTAAAAGCGCGTGGGGGTCGCGAAGAAATGTTTTTACAAGAACTGAAACATTTTGAAACTTGCCATCAATACTAAGACTTTTAACATTAGATTTAAGAGTAAGGAATTCATTATGAATTTTCAGCATATCTTTAGGAACGAACTCCCCAGCGCTGATGATTAAATTTCCCTCACGGGGGCCCTCAGTTCCGGAATTTGCATTTCTATTTGATTTAATAACTACAAATCTGTAATCCGGAGTTGCGACAATTCCAGCCGCATACAACGTATTTCCTATAAATCGATCTTCAGCATTGTCTGTTGGTACAGATCCTACGATGATTTCCATTGCTTTTCGACTGAGAATGTACGTAAAACCAGAACAATATGGAGCTGAAAATTTTCCTGATGGTCCACGGAGGCGGCCTATGTAATCTTTGCCTTCAAAATCACTGGTTAAGATTCGTTCAGGTCGTAAGTAGACATCATCATCTACCTTGCAAAGATAATCATATCCATTCTTCAACGCCCACTCACACATTGCTACAGTCTTTAGCGGCAAATCATTGTAGTTATCCCCAACATCAAGAATAACCTCATCAGCCGCCTTCTTTCTCTTCGGCCCCCGACCCAAGAAAAATTTATAATCAATTTCAGGAGGCACGTCCTTTATCCAAGTTTGGCGTTGACTATCAGCCTGGTCCTGATTCTTGTGACAATTAACTATTCCAATAAGAGTTTTCACGTATGATTCCTTTCATACAAAAATGGGCGACGGTGATAAGCCGCCGCCCTAAGTCCCTTTTCACATCAACTCACCGAGTTAGCTCGCTGCCTGAGTTTCGATCTCGCAGAATGCCTCGGGTCGTATGACGCCGAATGCCGCGCGCATTTCACAGAGGATTGCAACCAAATTACGAATGAAGAAGTCATTGTGACTGTTACTCACAGAAATTGCGGATTGCATCCGATCCCAAAGGATTGCCATCTTAAAATTAGCACAAAGTCCCTGGCCTTCTGCAACCGCCTCAGACTCGATCACTGGCAGCCCCCAAAGGGTCTTGGTACCCATAGCAAGGGGGCCTCCGAAGTAGTACCGGTCCTCACCATCCTTAGTCAAGTCAATGATTTCCCAATCGTTGGGATGCAAAACAAATGCCGTAGGAATTGTGCGACCCTGAACACGCACCTTGGTGCGGGCTTTTCTAGTTGTCTCCAAAATGTCTGTCGAAAATGCTTGTGACAAAATATTTGGGGTTTCAAATATACCCGTAAGGTCGTCACCGCCAGCACCATTTACAAGCTGGTCTTCAAGCTGCTCATCTATGCCATATCTCAAGAATGCGTCGATGTAAGAACGCAATTGCGGAGCATCTTGAAGCGCACGAGAAGTCGCTGGAATCCAATGCGCTATAGTCTTGACATTCTCAACCACACGCTCGAAGTCCATATCAGACTCGGGTTTGCGACCTGATGCATTGCCATCAGTTGTATTCGCAGCTTCTGCAACTCCTGCAGCTGCATTCGTTACGCCAGTCACCCGAACATACTCAATCGTATCCGACCCTGTCTCACCTATGGTGATGAGGTCACGAATTGTAAGCGGTCGCTGATAGAACTGATCGACAATCGGCTTGAACTCTGGAAACACGAATGCTCCAGCGCTTGCAGCAGCTTCTCCGGTGTTATCCCCGCTGGACGTAAGCAAACCTCTCAAGTGGCGACCGAAAAAGCTCTTGACCTCAACTGCCGGGGATTCAATCTTTTTGCGACCTGTGCCAGAGAGCCCGTGACCCTTGGAATCCAACCACGCCTTCAATTCAGGATCCTCTACGAAGACCTCACCAAGTGACTTATAGGCGCCGTTGCGTTGCTGTGATGCTGATGCACCTGCGTGACCTTGTCCAGAAGCTTGCGGTGTTCCGCGCCCCTCGGATTCCTCACGGATTTTGAGGACCGCCTTCAATTCTTCGGCCTCGTTCAAAAGATCATTATTTTTAATACTCAATGCCTTCAATTGCGCTTTCTCATCTGGCGTTTCTACGCCATCTCGCGCATCCGCCGCATCAAAGATTGACTTCACAGTATTGTCATTAGTAGCAATCTCGTCAAGCAGCGTATTCAAACGAACACGTCTCTTATCTGCCATATATCTACCTCTTAGGTTAGCTCAAGTTTCAACCTGCGAACACGTTGTTGAGTTCGCTCATGAACTGCCTTTATCGACTCAGTTGAATCCGAATCTACTTTAGGTTTGAGTGAATCAAGAAACTCATGCGCCTTTGCAACATCTCCTGTTATAGAATCAAGGAGTTGCTTAAAGGCGATCTGATACTTTGTTGACAGCACTCGACCCGCCTTGACTTCGCCCCCGGAGTACTGCCTATTGGCATGCGATTTCCGGACGCGAGAGTCAATGCTCTTAAAGGCGCTAACCGCCAAGGAGCAGTGGTCTTCTATTGCCATATTCTCAGCCTTTACAAAGTCTTCGACTGAAGGGTCGGCAAGCGCCCTTAAATAAAAATTGTACTCACAATCACCCTCAAGGTGAGTTTTAACTTGTTTATCCACGACACTAAGGAGGCGCGCGGAATATTCCACAACGGCCTCCTTGAGAAGTTTTCCATAATCAAAATCTGAAGCGCCGGCGAGCGGGGCTGCCTTAGCCGCCGCCACGATTTTAGAAACTACCTTACTGAAGGTCGACCACAATTCCCACGTCTTATACTCCTCCTCAGCAAGGGCGTCCTCAAAAATTCCCTTAACACTGGTCGGCGCCTGCGGCTTTGCAATATCAATAAGCAAGGATTGGTCAATTTCAAGCACCCGACTAAATGCCTTGACCTGCGGCAATGTTGGTTGCAAACTTCCCGAGAGAACTTGAACAATGGACTCGGTAGTAGAAAGTGATTGCTCGGAAACAGCCTTTATAACCGCGTTAAGCGCGAGGCCGGATTCCTCGGAGTCGAGAATAAATTGGTTAAGTCTCTCATGAAACAACTTAGAGCTTGGAACAACCACTAGTGCCTTAAATTCATCTTCACCCTCAAACCCATCCGTATATGACTTTAGGGTCGCAGCAATAATTCGTGGCTCCACCGGTGTCGGAGTCAATGACAATTCAATGATTGGCCATGAGGTAATTTCACCGGACTCCGAATCTGCATCTAAAGCCTTGCGCGCGACCAGGTGAGGAACCGACCCGGTGCTGTAGCCAAGCTTTTTCTTTTTTACCATATCCAGAATGGCTTTTTCATACTTGTCCCGTTTATTTAATTCAGCTTTAACAAAAACACCAACATCGTCAATAGTGGCAACAGCATTCTTTCCAATGATTCGACTCTTGATCGTAGGATTTTGTCCATGCTGGTAGAGAACAAAGGGAATTTGAAACTCTTTCTTCCCATCAAAGAAGAAGTCTGTTGACTTAGTAAAATAATCACCAAAGAGGTCGGGAGTCTTAGCGTCAGAAAAGATAACGGCGTAGCCACCAATCTGTCCGTCGTCACTGAGTGCCTTAATTTCTCCGCCGAATGAGATAACCCGCTCGGCCTCCGGGATTTGAGCAATTACCGAATTATCGGATGCCTTGACGACCGATAGTATTCCATCCTTTCTGACAAATTTATACATTTTCAACCTCTCTTAAAATAGTAGCATGCTTGTTCAGCTAATTAACAATGAATTTTTACTTCTTTTTGCCGCCAGCAACCGGACCCTTATCTTCTCGTTGACTCAGCCGTTCATTGCCATCATCAATCAGTTCTTTTCCAGGCTGCGACCCATTGGGTCCCGGGTTTCCAGGGTTCGGAAGAGTCTCTTCTTTTTTGTTAAAATCTTCGTAATAACCATCATCTTCCTTTTCAACCTTCAATCCAACAGCAGAACGCGCGTCGGACCGCCTGGCAATACCATCTCGGAACGCCTTTCCCCACATATCGAATATCTTAACCCTCCACTCAGTCATGGCGTAGACTCCTGAGTAATCGTACTCCAAGTTTGCAAACTCATCATCTATAAACTCTCGAAGGAGGTCCTCAGTAAGCTGTGCAGCAATGTACGACTGAAGGGGTATTAAGAATGATTCATAAGCATCGCGACGCGCCTCAAGAAAATTTGTATATTGAGAGTTTTCAGGAATAAATCCCAAGACGTAGGAGTTCGGTCCTATAACAGCTGCGACTCTCTCCTCCGGAATGGATGCCATAGCACTCAAATCCATATCCGCAGGACTGAAGCCTAGCTCATCTATTCGAATTGCCCTACCAGCCACAATGGCCTTACCACGCTCCGATTGCGACCTGAGCTCAAGTTCTTCCTTCAACTTCGTAGCTTGCGCTTGAGTTATAACCTGCCCCGATTCCCTGGGGGACAGAACAAATGGAATCATTCCTATGTTAGACAAAACAGTGGCGCTAAAGTGCGCGCGCTGGAGGTCGGTATAAATTTCTGCTAACAAGGATGCAAGTTTATTGATGCCAAGACGCTGGTTAAATGGATCCATGCCATCCTTTAAGTGAATAACGTCATCCACCTCAATTCGTTTCCAAACATTAGAAGACCCCCGGTCATCAGGCCTGTAAATTTCATAAAAAGAAATAAACTTACCATCCCTCTCGACCTTGTTTGTTGAATACACACCATCGTTCCAATATCTAGGCCGAATACTGTAATGCGGCTCGTAATACAGGGCTTCGACCCTGAGGGTGTTAGGATCTCGCCACTTTAAGATGTATGCATTGCCGTTTAAGTCCCATGACGCAGCAATGCCCTTCATCATTACCATCCCGTTGTAAAACTCATTGGGATTCTTTAAGAGCTTAAGGACATGATGCTTGTACGTTCTTTTTTTCTCCTTACCCGCATCATCTCTGGTAACAATAAACAATGGCGCTTCGTATATAGTGCGCATTAGCCAGACAACAGCCGCCATAATCATAGGGGTGTTAAGAGGATTTCCTATTTCATTCGCGTACTTATTTCGATCCGCTGAAGTATTTCCGTTTGTCAACCAGCCACCAATAGGACCCTCTGAGGTGTTCCATCCTAAGTAGGAGATAGCCTTAAGTGCAAAATTTTTAATAGCCGAACGTATCTTCATAATTTGACCTTTTCTGATTATATCTTATTAGTTCAGCTAATAAAACTCAATACTCTGCCCATCTGGGTCGAAGTAAGAAGTTATTACAGCATCCGCACTGTCTGTAGACCTACCAATTCGCTTTCGAATTTCATCCTTCGACTCAATTTGAATCTTACCAGAGGAGTTCATCCTCCAGGTCGGCGCAACTAGTTCCTTTATGAGATTTTGATCTGGTGGCAAAGCAATCGGTATCCCACTGTTGGGGTCGAGCATCTCACGAAACCGCCACCAAACAAGCGACCTAGAATTTAGAAACTGAAGTTCACCGGACTGGTCCGTCTGGTTTGACTTAAATGATGCGTTAAACGGGATTACATCTATTCCCTGTTCCTGAATTCTATCATACACGCCGGCTCCGACCCCAGCCACATCCACTACTGCATAACCACCATTCTTCAAACCTGCAACAATTACGCCAGCTGTCACCATAGTATCAGCGTAGTCATGATAAATTATTTCCTTTATAGCCCAACCATGACGGCGTGCGCGCACAGTCTTATCTCGACCGCCGCGAGCTATGTCATCTCCCTCACAAACGAAGGGGTCGAATTTGTCTTCAGCAACGAGTTGAGCCCACCTGTCATTAGCTATCTTTATCCACTCATACGGGATTACGCCATCCTCTTCAGAAGCAGCAAATTCGCCAAGGACGTGGTTCTTGAAAAGCGAGGATGTTTCACCCCACTGAATACGACGCTTTTCGACCCACTCTGGATCCATGCGACCCGCTTTAATAGCTTCCTCAAGGGTTACGTGGCGAATCTCCCAATCCTCATACCCCTCAGCACGAGAGTGGATGTCAAAGAATCGACCGTTAGGGGCACCGGGTGTTGAAATGGCGAAGACGCCCATGTCCCCAACGGTCGAAAATGCTCCCTCTACCGCATCGAACACGGCTACGGGAATTGATTTCGCCTCATCGTATATGAAACGCATGACGTCCGCGTGAGCACCCTCAATTAATTCCGGCTGGTCTGACGCCATTCCGAACGCTTGACCAGTACGAAGATTGAGGGCTGTTTGCATAAGTTCAGAGTTTGGATTGAACTTATCCCTGCCCACCAGGTCCCACCGCACCTTACGCGCCCACTTGTGTACTTCAGGCCAGAGGTACTTTACAACCTGGCGCCACGACCCGGAAGTTGTGGGGCACTTCCAATCCTCGCCGTCGTAGCAAAGTCCCGTGTGCAGGACCTTAACGGCAGCCATTGTCGTCTTACCCAAACCACGCGGACCACGTACCGCCAAGCGGATTGCCTTTGACCCAATGATTTCTTCTTGGTACGGCGCCAGTGTCTTGAGACCAAGAATGTCGTGGCAAAAAGCAACTGGATCATGGCGATAAGCGCGCTGAAACGTAAACCATTGAGTGGTTGTCGCTGATTGTACATTTAGAGCCCGATACTCAAGAAGAGGATTTGACATTAGCGTACATCCACCCAAATCGGTTTTCCTAAAATACGAATTGCTTCACATTTTTGAAAGTCAACTGGCTTAACAGAAATTATTTTAACCCCATACTTCTCAGCTTGATTACGAATTGCTTGAGTCATCTCAAAACTTAAATTAAATTTAGGATCATTCAGCTCGTTCCAAGTCTTCGACCTTATAAAATCAGCGGTAACACCGTAAGCGGTATCGCCAATTACTGCATTTCGACCTTCCACCTCGAGGAGAAAAATTTTTACGTCAAAAATAGAAAATGTAATGACTGAACTTATTGCAACAGAGATACCGTCAGATGTAGTTAAAGATTGCGGATTGGTGGTCATGGTTTCGGTCATGACATTTTCCCAATAAAGGGTATCCAAGCCAAATGGCAAATATAAGTGAAAACCCGGCCCTATTTTCTTAATTTTTAATCCCAAACGAACGCGAACACCTCGTTGTTGAGGTTGTAAAATTTTACAAAACTTAAATAATTTGAGAATGTCAAAAATGAAATCAAAGAGGCGATCAAACATTCTTAACCTCCGTTCCGATTTTTTGAATAGCTAATTCTAAATCTTGTTCCTCTATTCCGACATCGAGTAGCTTTTGCTTTGCCTCATCGATAGTCTTACCCTTGGAAGTCATATCTAAGACCAGCTGGACCGTCAAGTCCACCTTGCGCTGTTGGACAGTGATGGCAGTATTCGAGGTCGACATATCAGCTGCGAGACGCTGGAGTTGGTTGGCGGTCTGTATAATTGCAGCCGCATCGCGAAAGGTCCACTTGGCTGGCATTCGAACTGTCGTCTTAATAATTTGAGTCCCACCCTCCTCGCCCTCCTGCTCTACCTCAGATTCGGTAATAGTTTCCAGGGGGAAGTCCAGCATCTTCTCAGCCTTAGAAAGAAGTTTGTTAGAAAGGAGGAAGGCACCCTCGCGGATTGCAGAGCGGCGCTTCTCCCAGTCAGCACCGTCGGCCGATGCAGTGGAATCTCGACCCTCGAACTCGATCTCCAAAAGGTGCTTCTCGTAAGACATTACTCGGCGGTCCCACTCCCGGTCCTTAGCAATATGCTTGATTGTGACAATACCGACCCGCATTTCGGAGGCGACCCGGGAGAGGGTGCGTTCCACGCCCATGTCTAAGTAGAACTTGAAGCGATAGTAGTCGAGGACAGGCTCATCGACTTGGGGGAGCCATGGCTTTGTGCCGTCCTGGTGAATAATTGAGACTCCGGTGGGGAAAGGTGCAAGGATTGGATGTTTGGAATTTTTGGGTCGTCCTCTTTCCATAAGGACTATCGTATCACTTAATTATCGGCTTGAACACTTAAATGTGGCCGAAATGAGGACCGCCCCGACCGATATGCAGGGCCGGGGCGGCTTGTCGAAGGAAACCAACACGCTGTTCACTCTTCTATCTTACTTTAATCTGGGAGGGATGTACACCTTTATTTTCCTCCTAATTGCCGCCACTGCTCAGATGACGACCAGGGTCCTGGGACCTTCTTGAGGGAAGGGAACCTCCGCTGGTACCCGACCGGAATTTGGTTCGAGAGGACCCAGAGGCAGTTCCTGGAAAATTGGGGGTAAAGGGGTGCGAAAATCGTCGCGAGGACGTTGGTGTCGTAATAATCACGAAGCCTCAAAAAGGCCTGATACGCCGTCATACACTGCGGATTTTCATCCTCATGACTATCTAAGGCTAACTGGGTGTGATAATCTCGGATGGAGGCAAACGTCCCATAGTGTTCCACGATTGCGAAACCCAAATCCTCAATAAGTGCACCGAGGGCGTGGTACGTCATCTCGTTGATGTGGTTACCCGCAGCCGACCCGTTGAAACACGGAGTGGAAATGTACGCCCTTCCGGCCGGATCGAGAACCGAGTGAATGAACCGGAGGGTCTGTGTGGCTTTTCGCGGAGTGACATGCTCCAGCATTTCAAATGAAACGATTACGTTTGGCTTTAAGACATTCTCATAAAATTGTTTTGCGTTTATTTTGGTAACGTCAGCTGACATAAGCGAAAGCCACGGCTTTGGGGTCGTAGTCAGCATTTCCGGAACCTCCAGCTTGTTAGCGTCAATGCCGAGGTACGAGGCAGGGGACATCTTATTAACGTACAGCAACTTAGCGAGGGGAACCTCTTTGCCACAACCGATGTCCAAAATCCGAGCACTTTTATACGACCCGGATTTTTGGAGTTGTTTGACGACGTGAGACCAACGATGGCAATGGCTAAAGATAATCGCGGTGAATAATTCCGCGCTCCTCAGCCAGGTCCAACGAAAGATGCGTTTTGTCTATCTCTCTGTCTTTTCTACCAGCCATTTCAGCTCCTTTTACAACGTCTAAGCGGCGTACTCAATGCTCGTTCAATGTTCCAGCCACATTTTATTCGTTGTTGGAATTGATTATTTGGAACTACGCATCGCGGGTCATCTCCCCACTCCGCGCAGCATTTAGTCTCACCTGCGTAGGTAAGCATTACATTATTTGACTTATTTCTAGAATTTTCCTGCTGAGTAACAACTCTGCAATTATGCGGTGAATATCCAAACCTTCCATTTATTCTATCTATTACCAGTCCGTGCTTCCAACCACGAGATATAGCCCATTTTACAAATTTAATTTGACCTTGACGACCTGTCCATTCTTTACAGAGTTTTTTGCCTTTGCCACCGTATAATTCGTATCCTCGCTGGCTTGGTTTATTACACCGACCGTTCATTCCAGACCATACATTCAAAAGAGACAAAACATCATCAACCAAAGAATTGCATAATTCAGTTCCAAGGACAACCCAAACTGACGAATTATCTTGACGCAACTTCTTTTTAGGTTTCCAACTATAGTACCCAGGCATTTTACCTGTTCTCCTTTTGAAATTTCTCCTTAAAACGATTTAATATTGCGTTATAATCTCCTTCAGCTTCTGGACCGTCTACATCACAAACCCAATTAGCATGAGTACTGTGGTCTTCAAACAGGGCTTGCATTCCATCATCGCTTATTGTAACATCATAAGCGCCGTTTACGACCCGCGCTCCGGAAATCAAAAGAAGGTCGTTCATATCAGGATCAAATGAAAAAATAGATAATTTACTACTATTTCGGCGTGGAAATTTTTCATCTCGAGCCTGCTCAAGTGCAAAAATAAAATATTGCAGGCTCTCAAGGGTTTCAAAAACATCCGCAGTTTCTTTGATCATTACAAAAACGCCCTTGCTATTTAAGGTCACAATAAATTTTTCATTTTGAACTTGCATCCCTTACCTTCTTTGAATAGATCAGAATAACTTGCCTTAAAGACCGGCGACACTGTTTTTTAATGCGCAGCAATCTTTTATTCAATCTTTTCTCAACTTCTGATAAAATAGCAACCCGATAAACGGGGTCGTTTTTGTACCTATTTTTATCAATTTTAAGACCGCGTCTAGGCATTTCATCTCCTATCCAACTTTCGGTGACACTTTTTGCAAAGCAATTTATACGAGTCCGGATTTTTCTTAATGTCATAGTACCTTTGAGTTTGCCCCCGACCCTTAAAGCGGAGCCTGGTTTCCTTTACGTGCGCAAACTCCAAATTATCCGGTGATTGACACTCCTCGCACCTGTTTCCACGCTCGTCCCTAAGGTCAGCAACCCTTGGGTACCGAACCGGTTTGTAAATTGAAGTGCTGTCCGGGATAATGTCCCGGTCCCAATCATCGTATTGCATAAGATTTCTAGTTGGTCCCGGCTCCTAAGGTTTGCGTCTGCTTGAAGAAAACAATAGAAGTGATTATTGCAAGTGATCAATTCCAGGACCAACTTACCTTTTGATTATACTAAGAATAGAGAGGGTTGTACACCTTTATTTTATCTGCTCTGATATTTTTATTTTACGCAAACCCTGCCAGGCGTACGTCACATCGACGACCGACCCACGCAGGGCGCCTGGATTTCCCTCTAGGGACTGTTTAATATTGTTAAGAACCCAGTGCCAACTTTCCACCGGCACTCCCTTGCCAATAAGCTCGACCGTTTTTCGGACCGAGGTCCCGGGCCACACCCAATCCTTTGGATACCCCATGAGCCGCCCGAATTCATAAACAGTCAAAAAGCGATGCTCAGTGGGGTGAAGAAAGTCCGCAGCCGCACCTCCAGTAATTACAGGGCAGGGTTTTGAGGAATCCAGAATCTTTGGGCCTGGGAAGCCGATCCAGCAACCATGGTCGTCGAAGTACCGTCGCTTCTGGGCTCCACTAAGTTTATCCGATTTGAGGAGGTGGAACGCAGCGTCCCGGAGGGTCCAACCCTCGTGCCAACCCGCCGCTCTATGCGTGTCTACTACCATTTGAAGAATCTTTGAGGGCTGGTCGGAGTGGAGGATGGTAGAATGCGGCCAGGTACCCAGAACGTCGGGGGTGAACACCGGGTCGGTGTAGAGGCGATCTCCGACTGTGACTGGTCGAACGAGGTCCGGGACCGACACACCGAATGGGACCTTTGAGGCGACCCAGAAGTAGCGCTTGCGTTCAGATGCCGAGCCTACTGAGGCACCGGACATCAGGACATTAGTGAGAGTGTACTTCGACCCTGTCGCGGAGCAAAGGTAATCGAAATACTCTTGCATAAGGGCGGAGCCCTCGCGGTACGCGGCCTGAACGCATTCCCAGACAACTACTTTGGGACCCTTTCCGTTATTGCAGGAAGCGGCATACCGGATCAGGTCCCAGGTATACTTATGAGCTGCAGCATGCGCACCTCGACCCCGGAAGTTGAGCTGAGACCAACCTGAGCAGGGCGGACAGCCCGCGACGACGTCACCGTTAAGAGGTTTCCAGAAATTGGCACCCCAAATTGGAATGTCCCCTAACAGTTGCTTGTTGGCCTGGACAACGTCGTCGCCGAAGCCATTGGACATCCGACCCTGTATTTGAAAATCAAGAGATTTAGCAGCCACAAGTCCGGAACCGGCTAGGAGTTGGCAATCAATTATTTTCACTTAAAGAGTCCCCTAATCCACTCCCCGGCAATCCACTCTACGCAAATAATTAGGCAGCAAAGGACGAGAGCGCCAGGGAGCGTGATTGTTTTAGAAGCGTCAATTATTCGGTTGAATTCCATCTTTACACATCTCCAAGATTCGCTTGCGAGCGGCGGCTGAGTAGGGACAGTTCCAACCGATGCGACCCGAGTCATATCCGGCCGGGAGGTTCATCTCAAATGTGCAGGGGTTGAGCTGGTTGAGGTATAGCTGGAGCCCCAGAGCGTGAATAACTGACTCACCAAGGTTAGCGTCGAGGAGAGTCCGCCTCTGAGAGGAGACCTTCAGATCCGGGTTGGCGAGGAGGGATTCCCAGAGAGCGGCGTCTCCGGAGTCGAGAACGAGGACCAGGGTGCCCTGAACGTTGTTGGGTCGATAGGTGGTACGCTGAGCGACGAGGTGATGGACGAGAATCCAATTTGCGTCCTTAGCATCACCGACCGTGCCGAGCCACATCTTCTCGACCAACTCGGTGTACATGGTGACGTACACCTTCTTATCCGTAGGCTTTTGGGTAAACCCGAAGCAGAGAACGACGCATAGCAATAATAGAAATTTTTTCATTTTAATTCTCCTTAAAGTAATCAAATTTACCTCCTAACACGAGAACTTTGAATCTTGAGATGCGCGAGGCATCAAGTCCTCCAGGTGTGGGGGAAGTGTTGTAATTGAAAGGACCCGACCCAGGGCATGCTGAGATAGTAGCAGGAGGGTGTAGATTGGTACCAAAATTTTTTCCATCCAGATGGCTTAGACCATAAGATGCACCAGCGCCAATTGTGCGACTGGGGATGGTGCCACGACGCAATGACGGCCGTGTGACGAACTGGATCCCCAGGAACATCACCCCAAGACCACTCAAAGCCGACCCAGTGCCCCTTCCAAGACATCGGCCACACAACATGAGTAAATGTATCCAAGGCTAACCACATATTATACGTGGCCAAAGGTACTAAAATAAAAATAAAAAATGAAATGTTAAATATGCGAAGCATAAAACTCCTTCAAGACCGAGTCCGTGGGGACAGGGAATAAGTGTTCCGAGGAGGGGGTGAAGTTTCGGAACTTGCCCGGGAACTGAGTGTTGCAAAGGCGAATGTACTTCGAGTATTCGCAGAGTGCCCCCTCCAGCTCGTCGACCCGGAGGTCGAGTTGCTTTGGTGACTCATTGATAATAAGGAGGAGGTCAAGGATCGACCGAAGGTCAGGCTTTAGCCCAAGAGCGAGGAGGGCCGTTCCCGACCCTGGGCCGATGTGCGCCCACTCCCCTGGATTGCCGACCAGGTGGAGCATAAGGAAGTCCAGGGCGAGCTGCCACGAGGTGAATTTGCCGAGGACGGGGGCAAAGAGGCGGTACACGGATTCGAGGGTCGGCTTCTGCTGAATCTTGTTTGTGAGTGTGAGAGAGTTGTCCCAGGAGTCTTGAATTGCGTCAAGAAACCGGTCTGCAGACCGGCAAGACATGAACGATGACGGCCGGGTGGGTATTCCGCTTTTCATGGCGTCGTTATACACCCGTTCAAAATCCGAGTACGACCCAAAGATGCCGTAGGCGGAGGTGAAGGAGGGCTGCGAGACCATCCGGTGTGACACCAAGTTGCCGACCAGTGTACCGGTGAGCCGAGACGACCCGAAGAAGGTGGTGAGGAGGCGATTCGTGCGGTCGAGCTCCCGGCGGAAGTTACCGAAGCGGTAACTTTGGAGGACTATGTCCTGGGACCACGGGGAGGGCCGACCCAGGAGGCGCCGAGTGTTCAGGTGGTCGTATTCAAGGATGAATTCGCGGAGTGATAACATTCACACCTCATCATTCAGGGCGTACAAAATAAGAATTAAATAAAGTATGCATACAAAAACAAGTGTTGCATTGTTCATAAGCGGTCCGAAAGTGAAACGAGGTCAGACCCTCGGTTTCTTACTCTTAGGAGTTGGCGAGCCGTTAGGTGCGCCATCAATGCGCCAAACTCTCACCCCAGGTTGGGGTTTCGGTTTCTTACACACACAGTGTTGCTTGTCGTGCCCCACGATTTCGACTGAGGGCAAGCCGCATCCGGGATTAAGGCAAGAGTTCCACTTCCGAATTGTTAGGCGAACGCCCGCGGAGCGACTCGCCGTATGACAATTACTGGATAGCGAGGAAGGTTTTTGGTTTTCGTGATAAGGGATGAAGACCGAATCCCCGAATGCGAGGGACTTGAGGAGGTGGGCGAGTCCTGAGCCCTTACGACCCCCTCCCTCTGGAAGTGGGACGTTTTTGTCAACTTTAAGTTCCGTGTAATCCATTTATTTGTTCCTTTTATAGTGGCGTTCAACTGACTCAATCCACTCAGTAATTCGGTCGTGTTCGAAGGAGGACAGGAGGTCTGAGTAGTAGAGGCAATTTGCGAGGTAGTGAAGATATTCATGCACCAGAGTGTCGATGTCATACTCCAAGTCACCAGTCAGGCAAACTTTAATTCTATTATCCGGTGACGTCTCCCCAACGCTCAGGGTACCCAGAACCTTGAATTTTTTATGGACGTATTCGACCCCTCCGGGGAGCGGAATTTTTTTGACCGAGGAAGAGTACGCTGGGTAGCGAGCGGTGAAGACGAGTTGGGCGTAAAGAAAGGCACAGGGTTCGAGGATACGAAGGGTGGACGCCGGGAGAGCGGAGTTGAGGCACTCAACCGGCGGCCGACCCGTTTGCGGGGCAATTAGGAGAAGCGTTGTGAGGAGCAGCATCTTCATAAATTTGAGCAAGTGAAGCGGCCTAGTCGAGGCGCTGGTAATAGATAACGGTGCAGAGATCGTCTTCACGGAAATCTGGGTACGCCTCTTGCATTGCTTCTAGGAGTCCTTGCCGAGTACGGGCAGAGGCAACGTGATTCTCCTCAACGACCTGGGGTGAAAGCTTGGAGAAGGGGAGCATGAAGGTCTTGATGATTTGGCCGCGACCTAGGCACGGATGGTCTTCAACAGGGACGCGGACACCCTGATTGCCGGGCAGCACCTGGCGAATTTCGACCCGGCCTGAGGCGCTCAGCCACTTGTTACCCTTACGGACGGTGTAACCAGCGTCGCCGACCCCTAGGGCAATCGGATTCTTTGTGTAGAGGATACGTTGGGTCGAGGCAAGTTTGACGACCTGCTTGGAGTTAAGGACCAGCATCGACTTTCCACCGGAGGGGTGCATGCCCTCAACGGTTTGGAGTTCGAGGTTACAATACTCCTCGCCCTCCTGAATGCTAGTTACGATAAGCTCGAGAGAGCATCGATCCCCGACCTTAAGCGGGGCATTGTTTTTGTCATACGGCATAATTGTCTCCTTGAACGTGAATTTCGATACGTGGATATTGTATATTGGGATTGCGTAGATGTACACCTTATTTTATCAGTCTCACTAAATATAAATTTTACACCGAAGGCGGCGGTGCGTAATACTAGAAAAGGCTCTTTTTAGACCAATTTAACAATTACTGTTAGGAAAACACTATTTGTCACTGCCTTTTAACACTATTTGTCATTGCAACCATACACTTTCTTTGTTTGCAACAGTTACAGTCATTGTATCTGTGGCACAATGATTGCTATATAGTAGGTATGTGCAGCGAGCCACTTGCAAGCGCAAGGAATGGCACTCACTACAACCACGTTGTACGCGAACAGCGAAACGGATACAGCACGTTGCAAGTCCAAAGACGTTGTAACACCTTGTTCAAGCAGAGGTATATTGCTTGCCATCAAACATACTCGCTTAGTTAGTACGTCAATACAGTATGAGTGTATGGGTAGAACAGTATTGCAATACATAAAGCAATTATTAAATGCTTTGCAATATCCAAGAGTTTAATGTACGGTCAATAGCAATGTGTGAAGGTTAGCGAATAGGAATGTGAATGCCTATGCCATCGTAACACGCTAGAATGTTGAATCTGTCATACTGCTACAAGTAAGGTTAATCACCTTTGAGCAAAACGATGTATTGCGAAAGGCTTATCTAATTAATAAGCATCTATTAAATAAATCCAAGCTAGGCAGACTGGTTACTCTTGACGGAGTAAGGCAATAGGTAAAGCGGCAATGTCGCTTGATTATGTGATTAATAATGTGATTTTAATTTTCCTTTTAGTTGTTTTATAATGGGTATAATGAAAGGCTATGAGTACAGTATGTTTATATAAACCGAGTACATACCGCTAAGTAATTATATTCAATTTATTATTGCACTATGAAATATGATTTACTATCTCATAGGTAGTCATAGTGCTTGTTAGTAAAAAGCCAACTCAGGAAAGTATTAGCAACAGTGCTTTCCACTTTTTAACTCAATGGAGGAATTATGCAAATAGAAAATGTTAGTGATTCAACCAGTGCAATTATTTTAGCGGAACGCAATACAACAAAGTGTATGTGTCCTAAGTGTATTGCATATCGTAATCAGCGCAATCAACCTGTAGTGATGTTGAATGACCTACCTACAGAATATAGCAAATGGTGATTAAATTTAGATTTGCAATCTCATAGGTTGCAATCACTTTGTTTGAAATTTAAGTTGAAGGAATAGGAAAATGAATAAAAAAGAATTTAGCAACAGAGTAAATGCAGCAATGGATTTACAAAAAGAGCAAGATGCTAAAATACTTGCACACGGTGGTATCTTGCAAGACTTGGATTTATACAGTGAATTGCAAAAAGAAGTAAATGCACAGCCAAAAAGCTACAAGTGGGATGCGCAATTTACTACTGCACAAGAAATTTCAGAAGAAGTAAGATTAATTATACTTCAGGAAATTGGCGATGTATTAACCGACGTTGCAATCAGTTATGGATTAGATATAATCAAACGCAAAATTCAAGAATTATAATTAAAATAACCTGTGAAATTTAGATTTATAGTTTCAAAGACTATCACAGGTTTTGCAGTAAAATTAATTCGGAGGAATAGGAAAATGAAAATGAAATTCACACAATCTGATATTGGAAAACGAGTCCGACTTCCGGAAAACCAGGAGGAAGGATGGAATGAAGAATTTGGAACAATTATCGGCATTCAAGAAGAACATGAAGTGCTGACAATTAATCTCGATGAAAAATTCAAGAGAGACGAATTCGACGACGGAATCCGGGAAACAGCATTTGAAGACGCCGAACTTGAATAACTGGAAAAATGAGATTTGGGGACTCAAAGTCCCCTTCCAGCCTGAGTCTAAATTTAAGGAGGAAAACTATGACATTTACAGACAGATTAGCAGACGACCTGCAAAATCTAATGACCGACCCGAGTTACGAGGGATCGGAAAGAATGTGGAGGCTGGTGTACGAATGGAAACAGCAGTATCCCGAATCCTGGAAATCCGTGATTCAACATAACCGAATGACATTCTTGCTGCTCTCTAGAATTTTAGAAGTCGGTCAAGAAATGGGATGGGAGGAAAAATATGAAATCATGCACCAGCCGGAAAGTCCAACATCGAGTGGAGATCCAGTCATCGACGGGCTGGTCTAAGGTCTTCGAGTCGATAATACCAGATTTCGGATGGCGAAATCTGGTATCCGACCTGGAAAAGAGGGGACACCCCGTTCGCGTGACGAGGGGTGTCCGGAATCCCAAAGTTGTTTACACAACAAAATAACCGCCCGCCTCGGCGTATCGAGGCCCAACCGTAGCTGAGATCGGTGCAGCACAAATCATGTCGGAGGAAAATCAAATGAACAATACATCACAATGGGTTCCAGTTCCGATTCCTGAATTCGCGAGTCTCTATGAGATCAACCGTGAAGGACGTGTCCGGAACACCAGAAAGGGCAACATCGTAGCCTGGGGCCGGCCCAATACGAACTCGCCGTTTGTAATTCTGGCTTCGAAAGAGGTCGAGGGCGGACGGCACGCGTACACGGTCAGCAAGCTGATCAAGATGGCGTTCCCGGAAGCGCCCGCAAGGGCGGAGGTCGACTGGACCAACACCGGATCCATGCTCAGCGAGCTGAACTTCCTGAGAACGGAACGGGGGCTGACGCCCATCAAGAGATGGTCAAAGGCCAAGACCGAGTTGGTCAAGGCACTCCAGGCTGAATTGAACTGACACCCCTAAATGAGATTTGGGAGGGTCACACCCTCCCAGGGGCTTGAGTCTAAATTTAAGGAGGAAAGAAAATGATAGAATCAACAATGGCAACATTTTGTGAGGACAAAATTCCAATGTATAAGGCAATCGCCGAGGCACTTGGGTCCGATAACTGGGAAGTAAAGTTATATGTCCCAATTATTTACAACGGAAAAACCCATCAGTTGGTGTTCAAATCTGACAGGCGGCTATCAAACGGTAGTTGTAGCGGATTGTCCAATCAAATTATAGGTGCTCAAAGAATGTACATGAGATTTATGGTTAACAACTAACCCAACCGCCCGCCTGTGCGTCAACAGGCCCAACTCAACCGGGGATCAGCGCCGGTAATACTAAAATCTTAGGAGGAAATCAAATAATGAAAACTTACACAATGCAGGACATCAAGGATGTTAAGGAAATTAAAACAGAGCTTGAGGATCTGCTCTCCAAGCTTGAGGACATTACCAGGGGAGACTCCTGGGCAGAAGCGTACCCAATCGGACATCTCCGTGGGATAATCAACAAATCCAACCCGTACGACCAGGACCTGAACGATTTACTCAGAAACATGGAAGGTCAACTAGATGTATCATCTGAGCCAATCTATAGATCAGTGGTCGACAGCGCAACCGAAGCCATCGCTGAGGGCGTCGACCCGGATCAAGACGTCCTTGCCTACCACTTAGCCGAACTCGATCCGATCGGAAACCTAAAGAACGATCGTGACGAAATCTACGACTGGGTCTTCGAAGCCTGCTCTGAGGCAATTGAGGACTCCACCAAAAAGAACGACGACCGGCTCGACTCCCCGAGCCTGGAGGACACCACGTACAACCACGCCGACCCAAGTAACCGGTAGCCGCCCGCCGGGAGCGCGAATCCCGGCCCAACCTTACCGGGGATCAGGTTCCGGAAAACATCTTAGGAGGAATCATGGCCAAAAAATCACTAACTGAGGAGGCACTCAGCGCCGACTCCCCGACCCTCTTCATGCTCGAGCGCGCTCACGAATTGCTCCAGCAGGTCGGCGCCGGGCGCATCTCATTGAAGGACATCCGGGAGTGGTGCAAAGCGCACCACGAAGTTCGGGAAGCCGGAGTCTCAAAACTGGTCGAGGGGGCGTACGCTGACCTCGAGAGGCGTAGAATGTGGAACCCGCGCAGGCAGTAAATTTAAGGAGGAATTATGGATTGGATTACTGAAGGAGATTTGAATATGTCAAGAAGGCAGACTGATGAAAATTGGACTGACTACACCGTGATTCATGATACATCAATCGAGGACTGCGAATTGATTGATCAGTTCACAATGCCAGTGGGCTCTAACGGACCCGGCTCAACCTACTACCGCCGTCCTGTGATTCGCAGGACAAAAACCCGGGTACTTATCACCCAAAACGGAGGATGGAACATCTAAATGACATCAGAGACACCCTCCGGTGAAACCGTAGGGTCACAAGTAACAATTAACCGGTCCGGGTCATCCGCCCTATGGGTAGGGTGACCTTGTGACATCTAAGGAGATAATCAATGATTTTGTCGATCGAAACTGACCAGTACCGGAAACGGTACGTCTGGAGCCGGGAGACCGGTGAGGTCTTCTACCAGCCCGCCAAATCGGCATACCACCGGGAGCAGGAGGCGGACATCGTCTTTCATGATAATTACGCTGAGGTCGGCGTAACCAAGGAGAGGTGGTGGCCCATTCGGCGAGCCAAAATCCTCGCAGATTGCGGCCACTACAAAGAATTCCGGGTGGGGTACCCCCTCGGTAACGACCCCTGCGCGGCTTGCGCCGCTATTGCAAAGGAGGAGAAATGAGAAAATTGCTAGACATCACCGTCGTTCAACTAGACGAGGACAACGACGAAATCACTATCACAAATAATACTACGGCTGTAGATGACTCCAAGGTGTTTCGGCTAATCCTGAACCGGGAGACCCACATCAACTACGACCCGATAGCCGGGGAGCCAGAACCTATACAAGACTGGATCCGTAGAATCTGCACGAATATCTTTCCGCCGTGGGATTGCTTTGAACTCGAGGACGAATAGGGGCTCCGGCCCCTCCCACTTCCGACCCAATTACAAGCCGAAGCGCCGACAGGCTCGACCGCATAGCGGAGGGGATAATGGCGCAATTTTTACCAGGCGCTGTGCCGCGCCGCTTGCCGGTGGGTCGATCATTGATCGCTGATTGCCGATCCCCGACCGCTGATTGCCGTTCGCAGAGCGATTATCAGCGATCTTGGAACATCATACGCTGATCTGCGATCGCGGAGCACCAGACGCGCGCCGACCTTTACATATACTTACAGTTCAGTATGCCGAACAACGTTCGCTGCAGAGTGAATTGTGGGTCGCAAATCGTGGAATGCTGACGACGGCGCGCGCTGACTTTTTCGAAAGCTACTAGCTAAAATGCATGAAATACTAAAAAACCTCACCCAAACATACTTTCTTTTTTCGAAAATTAAGAAATAATAAAAATGTCCAAATCTCCAGAAGTGAAAACTTGTCAAGTACAGTTTTTTAGTATTGTATGTATCTCTTTTTACTCATTTCCGGGTCGGGCGTCGGGCGTCGGGACCAACCCGGGCTTGACACAACCTAGGCACAGCGTCGAAGTCACCAGAAAAATTTTGCTTTTGTTAAGATACCAATTGGTGTATAAAAAGGTGACAGTTGTTTCGAAAGGTGACAAAATTACGACTTACTGCGCATCAAAAGTGAAAGCTATTAGCCATGTAATAGCTTTCACCTCCACCAATAAGTAGTTTTGTTTTCTATAAGTAAAAAGTGACCCGGAAAGCTATTAGCTAGCTATTAGCTTTCACTTTTTTAGAACGTAGATGAAAATAGTTTTAATGCTGACGAAATAAATATGTACATTTAATAAAAGGCTTGGTATTATTTCATCGAAAAGTGAAAACCTAAAACACTTAGATAATTAAATGAAAAAGGAGACCTGTATCATGGCAGATGACTTGCAACCAGAGTTTGGAGCTGTTCGGCAACGGCGTAACAAGGGCGCCACCCGAGTCAACAGGATCGTCGTATTGATGTCCACGAGCGAGAAGAGACTCTTTCAGCAATTGGCGTCCGACGCAAACTTGTCCGATTCTTCATGGGCGCTGATTGTCTTGCGTCGGGAAAGGGAGAGGCATGAGGAAGAAAAGAAAAAGCAACAAGCCGCCTAGAACGTACTCTGAGCGCTTAAGGTCTGTGGTTAAAGATGCTACAATGCAGGTGTGTGTAAGCCTCCCATTCAAACTTCGGGTCGCAGCGTACGCAAAGCGCCTCGGCATCTCTGAATCCGCCCTCCTCTATTCTTTAATAGAGACACCAATAACAAAACTCAGCCCCTCTGGGTCGCCACTCCGGTTTGACCTCGCCGGGCACGCCCTCGGCGTCGACCTCGAACTTAATGACAACGGTGACATAGACTGGCCGCTGATCCGGGATTACATGACACCGGATGAGTACGCCTCGTACGCCGGTCCAGACATCTCAATTCGGGAGTGGTATGAAGAAAGGGTTAGACAGTATGAAGAGTCAAAAAACAATAGATGAAATTCTCGACACTCAGGACAACGAGCCCCTTAAGAATCCGTACCAGAAGGGGTCGAAGCCGTTTTCTAAACCCATCCTGTCCGTGAGCAAGTTCCTGGACCCCAAGCTTGGTGAGCTCCGCGCTGAGGAATTCACCGTCCTCATGGATTGCACAGGCTCCTTCAAGAACCTTCGTGGGTCGGGTCGGCCCCTAATGCGCCACGGTCGAAAACTTGTAAGGCGCAGCTTTCAACCCGGTATCCTCTTTCAGCTCCCCGACGGTCGTGTTCCATGGTTCCTCCATAATTTCGGCCTCTCCGACGCTTTCTTCGGTCCCCCTGGGGGTCGTCGCGCCGGTATTACCAAAAACGAGTTTGGAGAATCACAGACCCCGGTCCAGTATCAAGTTTCTAAGATCCTCGACGTCTACATCGCACTCCGCCTCCTCAACGGTCGGACCCACGTTTTCCAGCGCGAGGTCGAAGAGTGCCTCAATTTTATGCACCAGGATCAGGGCGGCACTGCACAGGCGTATGGCCCGAGCCGTATGGACTCATACCTCTGCATCGGAATGTGGTCCCCGGACCCCGCCCTCTCCGACCTCGTCTTCAAGCCCTGCGCCTTCTCCCACCAAGACGGCATTTCCTCTATCTTCTTCTCCAAGCGTCGGAAACCGCCTACTCCGCAGCCCCCGGCTGAAGCCGATGTGGTAGGCGTCAGCCTCCGGGAGGACGGTACATTTGTGGACCAGCAATCCGGCCATGAGATGACAGATGAGGAGATGCGTTCCAAGTTACAGGCTGACGGATTCTTCCAAGACGACCCCGTCCTCGTCGATACGCAATCAGTATTTCAAAAGCGACTCTCGGCCTCCGGCCTGGGCCGCAAAAAGGAGACCAAATGATCTACTTCCTACTAATTTTAGGAATTCTCGCTCTTACAACTAGCCTCGTACTCCAGTGGGTTGGAGTGGCACCGAAATGCAAACTCCCATGGATGAGGCGGCATCCTAAGCGCATCACCCTCTGTGGGTCGACCCGCTTCACTAGCGCCTACCAGTACTGGAATCAGCGCTTAACGCTGGATGAGACGGCGCTCGTGTATTCAGTCTCAACGTATAAGTATGATAACCCAACGGAGAGAAATAAGCAAAAATTAGACCGTATCCATAAGGAGAAAATCCGCGCCTCGGATGAGATATTCGTCCTCGACGTCTCTGGCTACATCGGCGATTCAACCAGGTCGGAGATTGCTTACGCAAAGCGGCACGGCAAGGGGGTTCGGTACCTCTCAAAGGAGTTCCCCTCCTGGGTCGAACCTCTTTCCTCAATTGTCGATCGGCTTACCGATGCTCGGCGGACCGCCCTCTTGGCAATCAACGAGGAGCGCCGGTACCAGGATCACAAATGGGGTACCCTGGATGTTCACTACCATTCGATGACAGAATGGCTAGACATCCTTCAGCGTCTTCTTCAAGAGGCCCAAGATCCGGGTAGAAAATCAATTCATAACATCCTCGAGATTACAGCCGTGGGCTGTGCCATCCTCGAGCAGTTCGGCCCGCCGCCACCCCGGCCTGTAGCCTTTCGGCCGTTATCTGAATCAGAACTCGCGGATTTGAAAAATAACTTGAGTAAGGCGCCTAGAGGTAAAGCAATAATTGCAGGTGACATCGAGGACGATTTTTGGATCCAATACGACAAAGACCCGATGCCGTCCAACTTCCAAAGTGATGATGAAACGGTAAAAAATTAGCGCTCCGCGACCCTCCAGTCGGAAGGAAACCTTTATGAATAAATCATCTTATTGTGCTACGCGTGAGTATGTGAATTGTGAGTATCCGAATTGCGAGTGTGATTGCCACCCGATTTCGGGTCGATGTAAGGTGAACGAATGCACTGCGTGCCGAAAGCCGAATTGTACCCACGGGTGCCATGTTCCAATCCCATTGAATGCAAATACTGGAGTTGTTTGGAAAAATTGGAGTTTCGACCCCATCACTAAAACTGCACAAGAAATTAGAAGAATGGATGAAAAAATAAAGAGGCAGGAAGCAAAAGAGCAGACGTGGGAGGCGACCCGGATGGCTGAACTCTCCAAGGTCCGAGGCAACCCTCTCTGCGTCCCCCAGTCCTTCTTAACACCAAGCATGTTGTCACAAACTTTGTCACGTCCCTCTGACAATTCTTGTCAACCCCTTGGTAAACCCGGGAAGCTAGCTAAGGCTAAGGTGTTGAAACGAAAGACTCAACGCAAGAAAAACTGAATGGCATAGGAATTGCATCTATAGGGTCGGAGGAATACTAATGAGTGTCATAGCTAAGTTTGCAACAATATGTCCGGCGTGTGGCAATCGCTTCTCACCGAACGTCTCTACCATCTCTAGGTCTGGTAACCTTGACGGGGACTTCATCCATACTGAGTGCTTATCGCACAAATTTCCACCAGCTTTTGTAGAAGCGTGGCGCCTCGTGCGCGTTTTGAAGGGTTCTTCCCTAAGGTCTCGCGCTGAGCGCTTTGGAATTGATACATTAAACGGTGCTAAATTTAAGGATGATATGGACCTCCGGTATGAAATTGTGCGAACACAAATTGCTGCTACAGAATTAAAAGAAGCTGATAGGCGTCTCAAGTCCGCTTGGACGTCGGCAGACGAGCACGTGGACAAGTCCAAACTCCAAGTCGTGGACACTAAGGCGATGGTTCTTGATATTCTTGAAAAGCTCGACAAACCAGTTCGCGAACTTGTAGCGGACCAGTATGAGTTTAATGGAAAAGAATTCATTGAACTAGCCCGCGAGGCGGTCAAGGAAGAACTCCTCAAGGTCCAGGTCGTAGAGCACCACGTAATCATTAATAAGAAGACCAAGGTCATATCCGGGTCGGTCCACGAGTGCTTCGACCATCTCCTCCGGATGGTGTCCTGCGGAATCAATGTCTGGGTCGCAGGCCCGGCCGGTTCTGGTAAGACCACAGCCGCCCGCCAGGTCGCCGATGCCCTCGGCCTAGACTTCTACTTTAACGGCGCAATAGACTCAGAGTACAAACTGTCCGGCTTCATTGACGCCCAGGGTCGCATCGTCTCCACTGCCTTCCGGGAGGCATATACAAACGGCGGCTTGTACCTCTTCGATGAAGTCGACGCCTCACTTCCCTCCGCCGTCCTTGCGTTCAATGCAGCTCTGGCCGGTGACGTCGCTGATTTTCCCGGTTGCTCAAAGCCAACCCCTCGGCACAAAAATTTACGCTGCGTCGCCGCGGCAAACACGTGGGGTTACGGCGGAGGTACCGAGTACGTGGGACGCTCAAAGATGGACGCCGCCTTCCTCGACCGTTTCGTCCAGCTCGCTTGGCCGTACGACGAGGTTCTCGAGCGACGCTTGGTTCCCAATTTTCCCCAGTGGGTCGAGTCCGTCCAACAATTCCGGCTCCGAGCCTCAAACCGTGGCCTGAAGGTCGTAATCAGCCCCCGGGCTACCGTGAACGGTGCCCTGATGCTTGAGAATGGGTTCACTCACCAGGAAGCCCTAGAGGCGACAATTTTTGCAAAAATTTCAGTCGAGAGCCGCAAGGCTTTAATGGGGGGATGATGTCTAAGTATGAATGGAGATTCTCGAGTCTCTTGGATTTAAGTACAAAACTTCAAAGGAGGATGAGGTATGAAAATTAATCGCAGAGTGTTTTTAGGCTCCGCACTAGGGTCGACCGTTGGTCTGTTAATACCAAGCGCCCAAGCTGAAATCTTGTGGCCATTCCTTGGCTCCACGGATCCCTACACGCCAACTAAGGTCACCCCACTTGGTGTACCTTACCAGTCTAGCGGATTCGATAGACCCAGGCCGAATAGGGTGAAGAAGACTAAGGCCCGAATGCGTGACCGGCGCGCGGAGCACTTAGTGCAGCCGTTTACGACTCTAGCACAGCTAATGACCGTCGAGGATTACATTCCGGTTTGGATTGATCAGGCTCTGATTAATATACGCCAGAAATGGACCCAGGCCGGGTCGTATAGCCTTCCAGGCGCTTCGCGCACCTGTGTGCAGGTCGCCTCTCAACTCTCACCAAATCAGCTCTTCGTCGAAGTTGCGGAGGGCCCATTCGAGGTCCGGGGGTATCCCCAGGGATCATACTACGCCGGCTCGGCAGATGGCCTCCACATTAAATCCCTATGCCTCTACGCTGCGGGGTTTAATTCCGATCCGAGGAACTCTTACATGATCGGTCTCAACTCCATAGTAGAGTGGGAAATTGGTAATGCCTTCGGCAACTTTGCGGGCTATCGCCCTGGGTCGATTGATGCGGAGGTGGGGTCAAGGGACCCGAGGGAGGTGAGATGAAAATAAGTGTAAAGGAGAAAACTTAAATGTATCAAAAACCATTCAGAATTGCGTCGCACCTCGGTGAACATGAGGAGGGTGGCGCGTATATTGTTGATGCGCGTGATCAGCATGTGTTGACAACTAATCAAGCCAGTAGCTGTAGTAAGGAGGATTACCACAAATACATGGAACGCAATCAATTTATTCTTGATCAGCTCAACGGCGTTCCACAAATTGGTAAGGTGGTACACCTCCAGGGTGGCGACTCAAGGTACAAGACATTTCGCAACTATATGGTGAATGAACTTGGCATTACACGCGCAGATATTGAGGAATGGACCCAGAAGGCAGTTGCCATTAAGGTTGAGAAAATAGTCGGTCAGATTAATATGGAGAAACTTGTACAAAATAAGGTGGCTGAGTTAGTAAAAATAACCGTTTTTGAGTATGGGCAAATCTCTAAAAGTTTCAAGGAAATTGTGAAAGAAATCCTTCTAAGTGATTTCAACATTTCCATAGTTAAGAAGGAACAGGAATGAAAACCCTAGAGTCGTACATCACCGAGGAGGAGTATCTCCAACGGGTCGGGGAGCAGGTTCAAATTGCCGCCAAGCGGCTTGCAGACCTTAAGCGACCCGTCCCGGAGGTCGTAGACCGGGAACCAAATGAGCAGAATGTGGAGAGGAGTAGGTAACAAATGGATGTATTACCAAATCAGGTATTTTTTGACCCTCTTCCCAAGTTCATCGATTGGGTAAAGTCTATTTGCAATGACCGAGTTGTGATTGATGTTGGTTGTGGGGTGGGGAGGGTAGTACGGGTTTTCAATGAGTGCGGGCTCAAGGCTTGTGGTGTTGATTTGTATATGAGGGAAAATCCTGAATGCAACCCATATGTAATAGATGCTCACCACTTTCCATTCTTACCTGGTATGCTAGTTCTTATTTGTCGACCAAATCGTGTAATGGGCGTGGATAAAATTGTTGAACTAGCAATCAGGAGAGGGGCTGAAATTGTGTATGTTGGAATTCATCGAAATCTTGATCTTGATATACGACCACTTGAACTTAAGTACGATGTTGAATTCGTAATGGAAAATGCAGGACACGAACACGAAGTTGTGTACCTTATAAGGAGAAAAATGAAACAAAGTAAGAACAAACAGAAGCGGCTGAAAACGCCAAAATCTAAACCAATCTCAACGCTACCACCCGGCGTAAAGCCGAGGCGAATCGTCACGGCGATCATTGTTGACATGATGGGTTGCATGGATCAAACGCCGGAGGAAGAGATTGAGGACCATACTGAACGGTTCAGCCAATTGCTGGCACCTGCGGTACTTGACATCCATACCCCAAAGCACGCCGGGACGGGTGGGGATTATGGAATTAAGGAAACCACGGAGTTGGTCATTTTTGATTTTGGTGGGATGATGCCCGGTACGTCGCTGATGGAGGACAACGCCAGAGAGATTGTTAAGTGGGCTGACAATCATCCAAACGGCTTAGTGATCGTGGCATCATCCTTCACCTATACCCACTTTGTTAAGTACGAGATGGAAGAATTAGGTCTCGATTTGTTCAACATCATCTGCGATGACTGTAGCGGTGACGACGAGGCGCTGATTCCAGAATGGTTTAAGAAGTAACACACTTTGTCACAAACGGTTGCCAAATTGTGTTACCTTCTGGGTCGGATCCGCACTAGGCATTAGGGCAACCCGGCTAACTATTACAACCAAAGGGCTTAAAATAAGTCCAAGCGAAGTGAGGAGTGGTACATCGTTTGCATCTATATAGGTGTGCGCAAGTTTATGTTTTCAAAATTAAAATAGGTGGAGGAAATCAATGTCAAGTTCGATAAAATCACTCTTGGAGAGTGCCGGTCAGGGAACGCCGGTTACCGTTAAGGTTGACGGTGAGGAGGTCCAAGCGACCTACGACTCTTGGTCTGATAGGTACAACATGCCGGTCGTTTATGTCGGCGCCAAGCGCCTCTATCGCAAAATCATTTCGGTTGACGGTATGCGAGCCAGTCAACAGCGTTCGGCGCGCAAGGACCACGGCCTCGAGGTCAAGCAATCCCGCTTTGACGTTAATACCCGCTTTGACTTTATTGAAGCTGTGGTCGATATGGTTGTCACCGGTGAGTCAAAATCCGTAATTATTACCGGGTCGGGAGGGCTCGGAAAGTCCTACACCGTCTTCAAGCGCCTCACCGCCGCGGGCCTCGACAACGTTGATGACGTTGAGGGCGCCGAGGAGTTGCAGGAACTTGGAATGGAGATCCCCGGCCACTTCAAGGTCGTCAAGGGTTTCACCACCCCTAAAAGTCTTTACAGACTTTTATGGAATTGTAAGGACAAGATCATTATATTTGATGACTGTGACTCGGTTTGGGATAACCCCACGACTGTATCAATCCTCAAGGGCGCCCTGGACTCCTACGATACCCGTCGCATTTCGTGGCTCACCGAACTCGCTCGGAAGGATGATGACTTGCCGATGTCGTTTGAGTTTAAGGGGAAAATCATCTTTGTCTCCAATCTTAGCCTCGCGGAGTTAGACCAAGCAGTCATATCCCGCTGCCTCTTCGTTGACGTCTCAATGACCCCTCAAGAAAAGATTGACCGCATCAAGCAAATATCCGGAGCCATCCGGCCGGACATTGCCCCGGATGACAAGACCGCTGCACTTGACCTCATTGACAAGCATAAGGAGAACATCGGGGATCTCAACATTCGCACCTTCTTGAAAGTCTTGGAGATTCAGCACGCTAACCCGGAGAATTGGCAGGAGTTGGCTGAATATGTCGTAACGGCTTTTTGATTTTGGTCCCCTGTGGGACTGAACACCCCTCTCCCGCGGCGTTTGGACGTCTGCCAAGAACTTCCAGAGGGCGCCGCGGGGAGAGGCATAAGGGAGAAAAAATGATTAAATTCACAAACGAAGACATTCCATTGAACCAGAACATGGATTGGACCCAGACAATGTACGTAATGAACCGAGGGGGATATGTGTCACACCCCTCTTGGTCGGAGGGGTCGTACATACACCGGGCGTGTGGTGGAACCGGTACCCTTAAGATGTTTGCCTATGGCAACTACCACCGCGTCCTTTCTGTATCCGCTGAACTTCTTCTTTCAGATCAGTGGTTTCAAGTGGCGACCCCTGTTTCGCCCCCGGCCCTCTTTCTCGGAGGTGCAGTAATTAATGGTTTTGAGCAAGCGAGTGTCGTAGGTCAAACTGAAGACGAATGTCGGAAGGCTTTGGAAGCCAAGGGTGCAACGCACGTAGTAGTATTGCCTTTGAAATTTGGGGAGGTTTTTAATAATGAATAGAGAATTAAAAATTCAGCAGAGTTTTCTCGAGTTCCATCAGGTCAACGACACCGGGAAGACTAAGGTCTGGAAGATTGTCTCAGTTGGTAGCCATAACGAGTTGGGCCGTGTCGGGTGGTATACTCCCTGGCGGGTGTACGTCTTTTGCACAACTTCGGCTGGCACTATTTTTGATGCCAAGTGCCTCGGGGAGCTCACCGCCTTTATTGATGAACAGAATGCCGACCATAAGGAGAAGCGAGATGTCAAAAAGTGTAGTTCATAATATTGTAACAAAATCTCATTGGACCGAGCCAGATGGTGAGGTCCGGGAGAGGTGGATTCAAATCGGCATTGCGACGGAAATTGAGCGGGGTTTGATTTGCCGACTCGACTCGCTCCCGGTCGGAAATTGGGATCATACCTTCTGTATCTTTCCGAGGGAGGAGAGGCTTGTGTCTAATAAAACTACCAAGGATCCAAAACCAACCCTTGGTCAGTATAAAACGCCGTCTAAGGTCATCCGGCAGCAACTTCTTACTGAATTGCAACATGGTCCAAAAAAGATGACAGAAGCGTTTGACTCAGTAATTAAGATGCATCCAGATGTTAAGAGGAACCGTGTTTGGGGTGTTTTCCATTACATGCTGCGGCAGGGCGTCTTATACAAAAATCAAGATGGCAATATTGGAATAACGATTGGAGAAAAATAATCCAAAGCTGATAAAATAAATGTTTACTTGACATCCGGTTTGTCGTACTATAGGGTAGTTAAAAATTCTAGGAGGAAACAAAATGTTAAACGCAGTTCGTAAAGAAATCGAGAATCTCCGGGTCGTACCCCTGGACGCGACCCAGCTCTCACTTTCCAAGTCCTCGGGGCTCCAAATGGGGGAACGCAAACTTGTTGGTCAATCCGCGACCGACCTCTGCAACATCTTCAAGTTACAATACGGTGCCCTTTCGGTCGGTAAGAAGGAGGAGTCCGATCTTGCGCAGCAGTGGCGTCAATTCTCATCAGCGGTTGCCAAGTTCAGAAATCGCCAGGAGCTAGTTGCAGTAATCGACCGGGAGGACGATACTGTTAAGCGTGTGCTTATTCCTGAGAAGTCGGACGGCAATCGCCTCAACTTCGACTCACAACTCGACTTCATCGATGCCTACCTCTCTGAGAAAAAGGACACGACCCTCAACCGATGCTACTTTGATATCGACAAGCTTACTATCTCTGCTCTGCTTATAGATGAGACAACCAACGTCAGGGTCGGCGCCAAGGACTTTTGGAAGACCGGTATCGGCCTCAACCTCGGTCAGAAGAATGGGTGGTACAGCCCCTCCTTCCTGAGGATGATTTGCACCAACGGTATGACGTCCGTTGAGCAGTCTGCTAAGCGTTGGTTGGTCGGGGTCGGTGCTCTAGTCCGTCGCCAATTAAGGCTCCGTGACCGTGAGCTCGCCTCCATGGTCGTCGCTAACTCCAAGAGGCTCATGGACACCCCGGCAACAGTCGGCGAGATGCAGTCTGTTCGGTCTCTGGTTAATTTGGAGAAGTTCGACCGTAAGTTTAATACCTCGAAAATAAACGCGGCGTACCTCAAGTCGGAGCACCTTGAGTTAGATGACATCTTCAGCCAACCCAGTACCTGGAAAGACCTCGCGTCGACCGGCGTTCCAGCCTACGACATCTTCAATTACGCAACCGATATGGCGTCACACAACGACAACCTCGAGGTCGCGGATCGCACAGCACTGAATGTCGTTGCAAGTAACCTGTTCTTCAAGGGTCCAAGGCCCCGGTCGGTTCCAACAAATCCATTTGCTGGGCATTAATTTATAGAGGGGGGTCGGGAAAGCCAACCGACCCAACAGTTGGAAACAAGATGCCTACAATTTACAAAGTTATTGCTAAGAATAAGCATGGTGATATTGTTATGCAATCCACTGTTGAGACGCTGTCTGACCGAGACACGTTTTTGAGGCGGTGTAAGAACGTGTCAAGCATATTGGAGATTGAAATAATAGAGATCCAAGAATTCAAACTAGTGTTCTCAATGACACAACATGTCACAAAGTGGTTGCCAAATTCTGTCACATCCGACCCAGGTGTGTAATATAATCAACAACTTAGTTGTGGCACACCAATTGCTCTTATATCTATATGATTATCACGGACGGAATTCACATAACATCAACCGAGTCGCTCGACGAGCTCCACTCTTGTATGAGTAGAATCGGGATCGGACGTTACTGGTTCGAGGGACTCAAGCGTGGTCATCCCCACTACAATAAGCCTAAGTCGGTTACAGTTCACCAGTTGGTTGACCGAGGGGTCATCGTAGTGAGACCGAGGGATGTCCTAATGGCGTGTAAGAGGATAGCGAGATGAGAACTGAGACCAAACAAATCCTAAAGCACGAGACCAAAGTATTTTGGTGGGACTCCTTAACCGAGTTTGGCGCTGCCGCTATTCCTTTAATTACCGAGGACAAGCTCCGTGGGTCGTGGACCGGTGAAACCGCACAAGAGGTTCGGCGCAAGGTACAATTTGGAGACTCAACCAATGTCCACCGCGCTGAGGGACTTCTCGAGGATCTCGTCCTCCAGATCGAGACCCCCACAATGGAGTGGGGTCATTCCGTCAGCGGCGTTCGACCCTGCATACCGTCCGCTCTTGTGGGCCGTCCAGACTCCATGATGCGGCGAATAGAGGTCGAGTCTGACCGCGCTCCTGTCGTCATTGCCGTGGATGTCACTTCCTCAGGGGGTATTGATGTTCGATCTCTTCAGACCCGTGGTATCAATTTGTTGGCCATGGCGATGGCGATCTCGGCGATCCGACCCATGGAACTCTACGTTTTATCGGCACTAAGTGGTTGGGGTGGAAAAACCGGGATAAATGCAATTCGCGTCGGCACCACCCCGCTCGACCTTGCTATGGCATGCTATGCTTTAACATCGCAAGGCGTGTGCCGTGGACTCGGGTATAACTACTTGAATCAGAAAGCCGGTACGACCGGTGGTTGGGCGTGGGGAATCCACCCGGCCGGTGAGGGTCGGGAGAAGTACGGCAAGGCTATGCGGGTCGCCCTTGGTGGTGATAATCACTTTCGCTTCATCCCTCCCATCCACTTACACGATGAGTTGTTAACAAACCCGGCTGAGTTTATTCGCCGGTCGATTCGGGAAATCGAGGAACTGGAGGATTTATGATTGAATCTCAACAATTAAGTTGTAAAGTGCAAATAAACTGTAGAAATACTGTTCTGGCAGTAAAGTCAATTGAGAGCGCGCTTATAAATCAGCAATTGATTAGAGCATTTAGTAGGATAGAGTCAGCTCAAGTTGCTGTTGTTGAGCTTGAAGTATTTTTGAAAGAAAGCAACTTGCTTGATGGTCAAGTAGTTCTTTTCTTGAAGGCGGCCAGCGAGTTATTAAACCAAGTTTGGTCTGCCTTTACCACACACCGAACTACTTCCGGAATTTTCGAGTACTGTATGATTAAACGCGTACTTTTAGCACTCGAGGAATTAGAAAAACATTTGGGTCAGCAGGTAAAATAATTGTTTACTTTGACAATTTATCGTAGTAGAATCTAAACGTGAGGAAAAATAAATGACACCAGGTTATGTTGAAATTAAGCAAGTAAGACCAGGTTCCACGGTCTCTGTAGAGTTAACAAATCAGGTCATGATTTTGCTTTACAAAACACCTGGGTCGGCGGTCGTGTGTACACAGAAAACAGGAAAGATGTTCAACCGGACAATTGATTATGATAAGGTCGAACGCGTATCACTTGCTACCGTGGTCAAGGTGACCAAGAAACCGGTTGAGGGGTTCGACGCAGCGTCGTACATCGCAAAGCCGAAAAAGAACACGCAGAACGTGGAGCCGGAAAGACTGGCTTCGCCAAAAGGAGAAAGTATGAGTAGTACAGCTGTGAGACAAAAATCGAAGGGCAGGGCTGTTGCGCCGCTACCCGCACAAAAATCTAACACAATCGACCCAGCCAAGCAGGCTAGGGACGCCGAGAAGCTAACCGATAAGGCGGCGTTCAAAGTCGCCAAGCGCCTCATCGAGGAGAACACGCTGACGTACGCTGATATGCATACGCAGATCCTTAGGGAGGTGCCCGAGTTCAAAAAGTCAGTATCTTGGGTCAGCAATGTGGCGTATTACCTCCGTCACGACCCTTCGAAACTCGAAAAATATAAGTAGTTTGTGGCAGGGGTCCTCTCACGGACCCCCCACCTCGTTGCCCGAGTACGCAAATTGGTATAGCGGTTGGCGCCGATATGAAATAGGCTCAGAGTCAATGTTTGGAGGTTCGAGTCCTTCTACGGGCATTTAGTTTTCCAGAAGTTTTCCAAGTCCGCTGGTAATAAAAACAGGACCTTCGTTGCGCATGTGTAACGACTACCCAGGAAGTGGGACCAAGTCCCAGGGTCGGTTGGACTTGTTAGTTTACTTTTACTCTTACACGTGATATACTTCTCTAGGTAAAACACTTTGGCTAGAGATGAGAGACATAAAAAAGCTCAACAAGATTGGTGGAAAAATAATCCTCTAAAAAAGAAGGAGTATAGGCGTACTCCAAAGGCTCTTGCGCAGTATAAAGTTTATCACGCAAAAAGAATTCAAAAATTACGAGACTACGTTAATTCTGTACGAAATCAACCTTGTATGGATTGTCAAAATATGTATCCAATATGCTGCATGGAGTTTGATCATCGACCGGGAGAAATAAAAACAGCTAATGTTGGAGCGTTGATTTCAACTGGAAGTTTGAATAGAGTAAAAAATGAAATGAAGAGTTGCGATGTTGTTTGTGCAAATTGTCATCGAATTAGAACTGAGGAACGAAGGACTAAGAATGTCAAAATTACTGGTAGTTGACGGTTGTGAAAAGGCGGGAAAAACCACGTTTATTCATGCTTTGATGCAGCACTGCGCTGCGAATGGCGTTCAAGCAAAGGCGTTTCACTGGGGGATGCCTGACGCCTCGCATCACTCATTTGTGTACACCAAACCGATGTCTGAAATTTATGCATCGCAGGCAAACGACGCGATAATTTGGGACCGTTCCTGGGCGTCGGAGTATGTGTACCCTAAGCTTATGCCTGAGACCCGTTCTTCAAAACGAGTGTTCTGGGATGACCCCTGGCTTGCCGCGTGGCACTACGACCGCGCCCTCATATCTTCTGGTGAGCGCTTAATGCTCCTCGGCCCATCCGTTGAGTCCCTTAGGTCGCACAGGGATGCAACTGATCACCCAGTCGAGCCGTTCGATGAGAGAGCTGAGTATGAGGGGTACGGTATTAAATTTGGCTGGCGTGTGTTCAATAACAACCACACTGAATCAAGCTTAAAAGCGCTTGTTGAAACAACTTTTAACAGATTGATTTTTAAGAATCAAACGGTTCCAGAACTCCTCCCACCGAATTATTGCGGTCCGACCCCAGCCCCGGTAATTGTCATCGGCGACCGGCGGAGCCTCCCTGACGGGTCGCATAACTGGCTTCCCTTTACTAGTTCTTATACGACTCGATTTGGTCGAGAGTTCGGTGACTCCGCACTGAGGTGGGGATGGACCAACTCCGACCACGTAACAGCAAACATAGATTTTTTTGCTGAATTCCTCCTGAATAAGCAAATAATTGCTGTGGGAGCGGTAGCCGCCCACATTTGTATGAAACTTAAGCTGCATGCTTTGCGGATTGAGCACCCCGCCTACGGCTACCGCTGGGGTTCGCAGTCGGTAAAGTATGCTAGCTCTATTTCAAGTCTAAAAGTAGAATTGCAAAGGAAAAATTTAATATGAGAAAACAAGTACCACAAAAACCCGCTCCCAAGGCTGCCCGGAAGGCGAATCTTGCCGACTCTGCTGGGAGCACAGCTTTGGTTCGACAATCTTCTGGTGAATTATCAACAACTGAGGACGGCGTACCAGCAAGTCAACGCCGATATAGTTCAACTCCAGAATTTGACCGCTCAGACCTCCAGATGCCCCGCCTTAAGATCGGGCAACCTGGCACACCCGAGGTTTTAGATGGTGCTGCTCAAGCGGGCCAGTTCATCTTCCCAGGGTCCGACCCAGTAGATAGTGTGATCTTGGTGCCCCTTGTGTTTGGAAAGGGGCGAATCTATTCCACGGACGACGACGGGATTCTTTGCCAGAGTGGTGATTCCATTCACGGCGAGGGAGATCCTGGCGGCAATTGTGCCCGTTGCCCATTCAATCAGTGGACAAAGGATAAGAAGGGAAACAACATCAAACCGCAATGCACCTTCTACTACTCATACGGCGTGTACTCAGAAACTCACGGGTCGATAGCTGCCTGGGACGTCCGTGGCGCTGGCCTGCGACCTGCAACCGGACTGAACACGCTTATCCAGAAATTGAAGATGGGGAACTTCGCCATTGAGGTAACTTCTAACAAGAACGTTGCCGGAAAGAATACGTGGTACACCCCGGTCATCAAGCAGATCAAAGTTAAGGACTCGGTTCTTCAGCAAGCCGCTGAAATGTCCTCCTTCTAGGCGACCCACGTCGCTCAACGGCGCACCAGTCATCATTCCTCCGACTGACTGGTGTGCCGAAAGTTATACACATATCTTAAGAGTGGGGAGCAATGAATTCAGTTGATTTTCTTAAAGAACTGTTCTCAGTTTCGTCAAGAAACATACTTATTAGGTCGGTCGGCGGAGAAAATACAGGCACATTTGAAACTAAATGTTCTAATCCTAAACTTCCAAAACTGAGTCCGAGATCAAATTGGTACTTCGGAGCCTGCCCACGCGAGGCGACCAAGGTGCTCTCTGCCACTGCAATATTTTCGGACCTAGACGGCATTTCTGAAATTTCTAAGGAGACTAAGACCGCCCTTAAGCCAAGTGCTATAATAAATTCCGGGCATGGCTTTCATGTCTACATGTACCTTAAGGAGGAGATACCGGCTCCCGAGGCTATGAGACTTATACGTCTAGCGCAGGTATGCCTAGACGGAGACAAGCAAGCAGTAGACATAACCCGCTTGCTCCGCATTCCAGGGTCGATGAACATTAAAACGGTTCCGCATGTTCCTTGTGAATGGGTCGGGGGAAACCACGTGCGATACGACCCGCAGCAAATTGAGGAGCACCTCCTGGCGTGCCTCCTTATACCGTATTGGTTTTCAGGTAATCGCAACAACGTTGTCCTGGGGTTTTCAACGATTGCGTCGAGGTGTGACTGGTCCCCTGTTCGGATTGAGAAGGTCATCCGTTTGGTATGCTCCGCTATGAAGGATGAGGAGACTTCCAATCGTGTTAAAGTCGTAAAGTCGACGTACGAGAGGCACATCAACGGCGATGCGGTTACGTTCAAGGAATTCTCCGAATGCCTGGGTCGGAAGCAGAAATTGCTCCTTGAATTGATGAGGTACAATGTCAAGGATGGTGAGGTTAAGTATCGGGAAGAAGTCATTGGGGAGCAGGCTACGATTATTCAGGATGTTGTGACTTACTTTGTCGATGGGGAATGTAGCTGGGCTTGGGAAGAGGGACAGTTGATGGAATTCTTCGACGGACTTTGGCACCCTCGCGAGCTGTCATCACTTGCTTCCGGAATTTTTAACATCCTCGACGAGTTGGTCCTACTTAAAAATGGGATAGAGAAGCGTCTCCCGGCTCTGCCAAAGAACGCGGAGGGGATTGCAAGGATGGTCAAAGGCACACTTGCGACCCGGGGATTCTCCAAACCCGACGCCAATCTTGTAGGCTTCACTAATGGTGTGTTGAATTTAGAGACTAAGGAGTTCCGGCCCGCTGAAATAGACGACCACATAAAGAGAGTGATGCCTGTTGAATATGACCCGAAGGCGAAGGCGGATAACTGGTTGCGATTTCTTGAGGAAGCTGTTCCTGACGCTGCTAAATTTCTCCAGGAGTGGGTCGGGTACTGCCTCCAACCCGGAAATTTCTTCGAGCGAATGACATGGCTCTACGGCCAGCAACGTACTGGTAAATCTACTTTTCTGAGTACGATCTTTAAGATGTTCGGTCCTCGGGCGGTTACAATTTCATCCCAAAACATCTCACAGTACCAGATTGCGACCCTTTCAGACGCGTATCTCGCTGTATGCACGGAGCTTTCGACCCAAAGGTTCCGAACCGGGGTGTTCAAGGCATTGGTTAGCGGGGACCCCATAACAGGTCGTCACCCGTACGGTCGGCCTTTTGACATAGAGTTCGACGGAAAGTTGATGTGGTCTTCAAATACACTTCCAACAATTGATGAGGCTGAAGGGGTGTGGGCGAGGATTGTGATGATTGAGTTTAAGAATATGCCAAAGCATAAGGATGTGATGCTTAGGTCTAAGATTATGAGGGAGATTTCCGGCGTGCTCAACTGGTCGCTTGAGGGCAACGCGAGGGTCAAGAAATTTATAAATAAGGGAGCGTGGGCAGTTCCCGAGGGGTCGATGCAAGCGGTTGCTCGCTACCGAGATTTCTCTGAGATCGTGGATTTGTTCATAAAGGAAGAAATGCGGCAAGCTAAGAACGAGTCGGTGACGCTTAGGGAAGCGTACATGTCGTTCAATGAATTTTCAAAGAATATGGGTCATCCGACCCGGGAGTTTGGTGCTTGGTTTCCTGAGGAATTCAGGCGCCGTAGTTATAGCATTTCAGATGATCTACGAATTGTTGGAATAGAAATGTCCGGGGGTAGATCGTCAGTGAGTTGGGGAATTAAACGTTGACTTTAGAACAGATAAAAGATAAAATTACAGGTGAATGTGAGACCCTAGGTGGTGGAGTAATTTACGATTTCACTGAGGATCATCATATTGCAAATTTAGAGGAGGCTAGAGAATGTATCAACAGCCTTATCTTATTGGCGCAACAATTTATTGATGAAATGGAGAAGTTGAGGGAAATGTTATGAAAGTCGTCTATATCGCTGGACCGTTCAGGTCAAAGACCGGCAATATGTTCGAGGTTCAACAAAACATTATGGAAGCCATGAAGTGGTCCCTTCTGGTGTGGAATAATGGGGGTGCTGCATTATGTCCGCATGCAAATACAGTGTTTTTTACCGGCGCTGCCCCCGATACGGTTTGGCTTGAAGGTGACATTGAACTTCTAAAACGCTGCGACGCCATCTTGTTAATACCGGGTTGGCATAACTCCCCCGGGTCGGTAGCGGAGTATGAAGTTGCTGCAGGTATTGGAATGCCTAAGTTCGATTTCGACTACCCGGGGTATGACGGGTCGGTGCGTGAGGCTATGGAGCAGGCGACCCGGGAGAGGTTGCTATCTTGGCTTAAAGGTGGTCCTGGAATTATGAGCATGTTTATGGAAAGGGAGTATTAATTATGTTGCCGACGTATTGTGATTTTGTTAATCGTGTTACAACGTTAGGGGAGCCGGTGTCTCCGAGGGGTTTTGGGACAAGAGAAATTCTTGGAACTGAGTTCTCTTACGACCCCCGGTATGTCTTCTACCGACCCAAATTTAATCTTCAGCTAGCTTGGGCCGAACTTATGATGATGGTCGCCGGGGTGTACAATCCCAACGTCATCAAGTACGCGGCGCCCTCAGCTGACTTATCCCTCTATCACCGTGATCTCATGTATGGACCCATTATAATTAACCAGATGGAGTCTGTTCTCAACCTGTTGGTTAGGGATAGGGATACCCGGGAAGCGATCCTTGTAATAGGAAATCGGTCCCCGGTAGAAATGTGGCGTCAGCCATGTACGACCTCTATCCAGTTCCTTATCCGCCAGGGTCTCCTCATTACCATCGTCTCAATGCGCTCTCAGGACTTAGTCCTTGGTCTGCCTTATGACCTGGTAATGTTCGGCGGTCTTGCCCAAGTCGTTGCCACTGAGTTAGGTCTCAGTCTTGGGAATGTAACCATCCATCAGGGGTCGGCGCATGTTTACGACTCAACAGCTCCAATGGTACCAATAGAGCACCAATGGATGTCATACGCCATCCAGTACGGCTTTTTCAGGGCGTGCTCTGAATGGCGAAGGGAGCTTGTAGAGATGTGCTGGAAACCGGCACCTTCTGGAATCACACACACATGCTGGTTTAAGAAGGATGATACGTGGATTGCGGAGGTGGCGTGATGTCAAGAAAAAAGAAATCAATACATATTCGGCTCCTTGGTGAGGATAATTTAGGCGCGCTTCAGGGTGACGATGAGATAGTCCTTGATCTCGAAACCAGTGGTCTTAGCCCCTTCAGGGATAAGATTGCTGTTACCTCACTCTACGGTCTGAAATCTAAAACCGGGGTCGTAATTCACAATCGCGGGAAGATGTCCCCTGCCCTAAAGAAATTTATCGGTACTCGAAAATTAATAATAGGTCACAACCTTGCCGCATTCGACCTACTATTTCTTAATAACTACGGAGTCGATGTATTCACACCAGCAGTTTATGATTCCATGCTTGCTGAACTTTGTATATTATCCACAGACCGGAGGGACGTTTCGGTTAACTTGAAGTCGACCCTAAACCGGAGGACCGGGGTAAAAATTGCGAAGAACGCGGACCATGGGTCGTGGATGAACCCTAACCTTACAGCAGAACAATTGGATTATTGTTTTGATGATATTGAGGAGTTGGGAAACTTGCGGAAGGAGCAGATAGCAAGGGCTGACGATGATCAGCTTAACGCTATGGATGTAGAACATAGTCTGGTTCCAGGAATAGTCAAGATGGTCTCTAATGGTATGCCCATAGACGTTAAGAAACTCAATATTTTTCTTTACGGAAATACAAAGGAGAAGGTATTAGGACAGCAAGATATTATTGACCGACTCGAGGGTAAGCTTAACAAAAAATTTGGCGGTCCAATCAATTTTAACTCTCCCGTTCAGCTTAAGAAAGCCTTGGTAGGGTTAGGTTACAACTTCGAGAGCACTGCGGCCCAAGTGTTGGAAGATCAGGCTCAGTTTGGCGGCGAAATTGGAGAAATTTGTTCAGACATTTTAGAGATTCGACACGCAGGTCAGAGACTCAAAATGTACAAACCGGAGTGGATTGATAAATTTGTTACCAAGGGTAAAATTCACCCACAAATTTGGGCTTGTTCCACGGATACTGGGAGAATGAGTTCTTCAAATCCTAATTGTCAACAAATTCCTGCCGATATGCGGTCAGTTTTTGGTGGTGTTCCTGGTCATAATATGGTGTGGGCGGATTTCAGCCAACTCGAGGTCCGGGTTGCAGCTGCGGTTTCTAATTGCCCAGGTCTTATGGAAGTGTTTAACAAAGGTCTCCACGTTCACACTGACATCGCTTCCAAGGCATTTCATTGTAAGTATGAGGATGTAACTGAGGCACTCATACGACTGGCTAAGGGTCTGACGTTTACACTATTGTTTGGGGGTGGTTGGGAGTCGTTCCAACAGTACGCCAAGAGGGCGGGGTATGACCTCTCAGACATGGAGTGCCAGAAGATATTCTTCGAGTTCTTTAGGGCGTACCCTGGAATGCGGGACCTTAAGGATACCGCTAAGCGCATGAGTGCTCAGCATAAGAGGACTGGTAAACCAGTAGTATTGAGACTTCCGACAGGGCTAAAGCGCGTACTTATGGGTTGGAAAGCATCACCCTCAAGAATTATGAACACGCTGATACAATCGGGAGCCGCAGCAGGCCTCAAATTTGGAATTATAGAATGTCATAGAAGAGGTCTTACGGATTATTTATCTGCTGCAATTCATGACGAGTTACTTGCTGTAGTACCAAATAAACTTGTTAAAGAATACTCTGTAGAATTAGCAGAGTGTATGGAATTTGGAATGGCTCAAATAATGGATGTTTCAGCTCCTGTAGTGGTTAAGTCAGCTAATTATTGGGGGAAGTAATGATACAAATTTTTGTACTCGGACTTCTTTTATGCGTCCTCTCAGTTGCGAGTTTTAGGTGTACCCAGGTTCCAAAGTCTGATTCTGCTCTGGCTAATTGTTACAATAACTTTAGAAATTTGTGCATTACGTTCTTTATTATAGGTTTGATTATAGCAATGAGTCAGTTAGCAATAATGTTTAGAAAATAAGGAGAAACCAATGAGTGATTTTGTAAGGGATATTGAAGAATTTCATGAGAAGTTTGATCTCCAGGGATGCAGTCAGCCAGGATTTCCGACCCGGGAAAAGGTGGAGATGCGTCAAAAATTTCTTCAGGAGGAACTTAATGAGTTCATCGAGGCTTGTAGTAAAGAGGACTTGGAGAAGGCGTTTGACGGCTTGATTGATTTAGTGTACGTCGCTTTAGGTACGTCATATTTGATGGGCTTTCCATTTGACGCGGGGTGGTCAATAGTACACTCAGCTAACATGAAGAAGGTCAGGGCAAAGCCCGATGGGTCGGATTCGACCCGGGGATCCGGATTTGATTGCGTAAAACCGGAGGGATGGGTAGCTCCTAACCTCGCTGAAATTCTTGACCGATCGGCGGTGTGCTCAGAATGCAACCAGAGGGTATTTAATGGAATTGCTCACACCTGCAATCAGGTGAAAATTCAAAGCACTGTAGATTTAGTAAATCACCCTCCTCATTACCAATCACAGAACGGCATGGAAGTAATCGACGTGCTGGAAGCATTCGACCTGGGTCGTAATGAGGCCAACGCCACCAAGTACATTCTAAGGGCTAAGCATAAGGGGAATGAAGTTCAAGACCTTAGGAAGGCAATTTGGTACCTTAATCGGAGATTAAAAAATATAGAAGCCGAGCAAAAATAAGTGTACTTTAATTATCTAGCGTGGTAATATATAAATGCGGGTCGTGTTAAAATATTATGGGTAGAGACACCTCCTAATGTAATGCCAAGACACGACCCGCGTAAAGAAAATGAAAACAAAACTTACAACTTTAGAAATTGTTTCGCTGCTCTGCCGCTTGGCTATTGGGTCGTCCCTAGTGATTCAGGGAATTGAAGTATCGCGGTTGGAAAAACAGCAGTGGTCGGTAAATGGAATCAGGGGAGGGTCGAAGAATTCAGCTAGGAGAATTAAAAATGCCAACTAACTACACGGCAGAGCCGGAATTTTGGCCTTCTGACTTAGGGGAATTGGACGAGAATGGTGACATAGCTAGGAGGGCGGAAGTTGTAAAGGAATGGCTTGAAAATATCCTCACGTCCGACCTGAAGGGAAAAACTAATCAGCTCTCCATGGTCATTGACACACGAGAGCGATTGAAGAAGTACGGATTGGCGACTCGGTTCACGGAAAACCAGTTTTACTTCCTTAAGGGAATTTATGAGCGGGTTACCGGGGATGAATCGTCGGAAAAATTTTAAGGAGGTGAGTAGCATGAAATATTAATTGAAACACACAAAGAAAAATTGAAAAGTTGGTATTGAGACAGTCCGGGTGGGTGCGGGAATCCACTCGGACCTTTAACAGGAGGTAGAAAGTGAGAAATAAAATTTTAGGATTTATCTGCATAGCTGTAATTGCCTTGCTTCATTTTGGATATTCAATGTCAGCACAAGACCGCTTTCCAGGAACCCGTCCGCCGGCTAAGTCGAATTGCGTAACAGCATTTGATTGCCAGGAGGGAATTTCCAAGGTTGGGGACCGGGTCATTTATTTCACCGACGCAGATGCCGACGGTTTCTTTGAAAAAAATGTAGCCCTAGTCGCAGATGATGTAAATGCGGTAGGGCGACTGAATGGCACAGGTGTAGAGGTTGGGCACAAGGTGAACCTTTGGGTATTCCCGGCTGAGGATGCGACCAAGGGTCATGGAATACGAAATCCATACTTTGTTGAAAATGCCACCCGGGGCCGGAGCCTCGGGGAGTACGAGGCTTTGGCTAACGCTAATAATTGACAATTTATGGGACAACAAACCTCATAAGTTTGTTTGATGAACGCGGATTGCCGTCCAAGTGATTCACGGTAACTAGCCGGCAAGCGATGTTACTGGTCCCACCCATTTGTTTGAGTCCGCGGAAGCTGGTAAGGAGGTTAAAATGAAAAAAATCTTGTTACTCATAGTTATCTTAATGATGATACTTGTAGCGGAGCGACCCGTCAGGGTCGACGACCCAGATTTTTGCTACGACGGCTGGGTTCTTGTTGATCAGGAACTGATATTTGCTGGAGGCGGTTGCACTATATATCGGAACACGTATCATTGTTACTCGACACAGACCGAGAGGGTTGAGGAAGTGGTACATTGTAATTGACATCTCAGCCCCATTTGGCTAGCGTGGGGTGTCTAATCGATTCTGTCTGTCGATTGATAGCAGAGTTGTTAGAGGTGAGCATATGATGAAGTTAGCACAAGCCCAAGTCTTACCCAGGGCTGTGAGGTTCTTGCGCAAGAATCAATGAGGTAGGTGAAATAAATTAGGTTTCGCGGACTGGAGTTAGACCAGACGGTCTTCAAAGCTAGAGGACGCCTTGGCCGGAACCTAATTCATAAGAGAGGAAAATGACACAAGTTCAATTTAATGAATCCAACCACTCCTACCACGTAAACGGGAAGCCCGTGACTTCAGTGACCAAAATCCTGTCGCACAGTGGTATTGTGAATTCAGAATTCTTTCGCGGCACTGAGGCTCTAGACCGCGGAACATTAGTTCATGACCTAACGGCACGCCGCGATTCTGGTGAACGCATACCTCTAAACCATGTGCCATTAAAATTTCGGGGGTTCCTCAGAGCATGGGATAAGTTCAAGGATGAAACAAATTTTAAGGCTGATCTTATAGAGCACCGGGTCGTCTGCGCCAGTCCGCTGTACGCCGGAACGTTGGACCGTCTCGGGCACTTCTCCCCCAACGACACAACACCGACAATTCTTGATCTCAAGACGCACAACACCGGAAGGGTCGGACAGTGGGTCAAGTACCAGCTTGTCGGATACGGTCATGCTTTGAATGCCCGCAAAATTTACCAACGGGTCGGCGTCGCGCTCCACCCCAACGGGACGTACGCCATAACAAGATTTCCAGTAACAGAATGGATGACAGACCTCGCAGTTTTTCTCCACGCAGCGGCAGAAACTATTAAGGGTAACGAGTACATGAGGAGGAGGCGAAATGGATAATTTAGAGCGGGACTACTTGAAGATTGGATGCCTCCACACTATTTACTTAGGCATTCTTATTGTTGCAATGATTGGAATAATTATTTTTTTACTCAAGTTATTTTCAAATTTTTTAAGATACGCAGCCACGAATTGGTAAGGAAACTTTATGCTTAAACATTCATACATTACTCGGCCAACCAAAATAATTAAGTACACAGATGGTTGGTTTACTCGGTTTCTTCGGCACCTGGTCCGACTTCCCCTTCGGACTGAAAAAGTTTCGGAAAGTGTTTTAGTCCATAGTCCAAGTTGTGTGAGGTGTAAACAGGAACGCCGTCGTAATAAGAATCGAAGAAAAACATTCCCGGAGCAATTTTAATGAAAAATAATGGGGCGGAAAAAATTGAAAATCAAGCACTCCAGGTCGTATCTAGGTCGCAAGAAATACAAATATTCGACCAAGGGTCGTATAATCAGGCTGTAATTTTACGGAATGAAATTACGGGATTTATTGATGGGGCTAAGATATTCTTTGAGCCGATGAAGCAAAAGGCCTGGGAGTCGCACAAGGAAATTGTAGCAAAGATAAACCAGGTCGTGAAACCGGCCGAGGACGCCCTCAAGAAAGTAAATCAGCAATTAGCCCAATGGATTGACCAGCAAGCTGAATTGGAGAGGGCTCGGCAAGCCGAATTGCAAGAATCTGCTAGGCTTGAAGCCGAGAGGGACCGGGCCAAAGAGTTAAAGAAATTGTCCAAGCGCGGATACGACCAGGCAAGCCTCGACCTTATAGCCAGTGAGGCAATAATTGTCCAACCCATAGAAGTCGAGCCCACTTACGACCCCGGGGGTGTTTCCGCGAGGAAGAAGTGGTCTGGGGAGGTTGTGGACCTTCTAGCATTGATAAAGTTTGTGGCTAAAAATAAGCAATTTTTGTACCTCCTAGAAGCTAATCAAACCGAGGTCAACAAGTTGGCCAGGTCGATGCGAGAGAACATGGATATTCCAGGAGTTAAGATTGTTAAAGAAACTGTAATCGCATCAAAGAGGTGAGCTAATATGGGTAAAGTGACATACGTCAATATTGTAGCGTTTGCTAAAATCAGCGGAGTTCCAGCGCCGACCCTAAGGCTTATGTGCCGGCAGGGCCGGATACCAGGAGCTATCATGCCAGGAAATGAATGGCTTATTGACCCAACAAGAGGTCTAAAAACGAAGTTTAACAAGAGAGGGAGGCCTAAGAATGACAAATAGCCTTTACTTTATAGATTCAAATTATGAACACAGGGAGTATGCAGAACAATCTAAGAGGGAGGTAGACCTCAAGGATGAGTGTCAAGATCCTGTTTACAGGGTCGCCTATGGTGTTCTCGACGATAATGGACTGATGTCTGTGTTAGATGTCGGATGCGGGGGTGCTTTCAAGCTTCTCAAGTACTTCAATGATTTAGATTACAACCTGGTTATGGGAATGGACACGCCACCAACATACGACTGGTTGATGAAGAAGTATCCGAATCGGCAGTGGATGAAATCCGTTCTTAACCAAAGGTCGAGATGGGATGAAATGCGCGATGCTACGTGGGACCTTGTGATTTGCGCTGATGTTATTGAACATCTTCCCGACCCAGACGTTTTGCTTGACTTCATTCAGCACATTCGACCCAGGTACTTTGTACTTTCCACTCCAAATCGCACACAGTTACAAGAGATGTTCTTAATGGGTCCACCTCGCAACACGGCTCACTACAGGGAGTGGACCTTTGAGGAGTTTCACTCATACATTGAGTCACGCTTTGTAATAGAGGAGCATTGTATGCCGGAACCCGGAGATTGTACCCAGGTCGTGATAGGACACCTACGATGAAAGCGCAAGCATATTCAGGTCGTCGTCGAGTAAAAATTTAACTACAAGCGAGTACCGAGTTACAGTTGGAGTTAAATTAGAGCCATACGAACCAAAGGAGGAGTAATGTCGACGAAATTAAATGTTAGAGTTATTGCGTTCACGCAATTTATTGATGTACCTGGTGAATTGCTGGACATCGAAGATAGGCACATAAATTTGGGGCAGGACGTCGGGTCGGACGCTGCTAGACTCATTGAGTGCGCGGGTCGGAATTGCTACGACTCCTACGGAATAGGCCGGCCCTCGAGGGAGTTTCATGAGAATATCCTCAAGGTAGGTCACGGTTCAGTTCTAGCTCACTCGTCCATCACCTTTTATATAGAGGGGATTAGTAGAGGGCTTAGTCACGAACTTGTTCGGCACGGAGTCGGGACTGCGATCTCTCAACGGTCGACTCGGTATGTCGATGAATCAGAGAGTGATTGGGTCCCACACCCACTTCTTCAACAATTGTGGGATGCCGATATTACAGATGTTGATCAACTTGAGGATCAATTGGAGTCAAAACAAATATTTGAGATGGTTGAACGTTACTCAAAGGTTCGGTACAAAGCACTCGTCCCGATTCTTGAACGATACTTACAGAGGAAAGGCGTGGATAAACAAACAGCAAGAAAGCAGGCTCGTGGTGCCGCTAGGGGAATTCTTGGAAACGCTTTGGAGACGACAATGGTTTGGACTGCCAATCTTCGCGCCCTCCGGAACGTCATTGAACAGAGGGCAAGCCGATTTGCGGATGCTGAGATAAGACTCCTTGGTAATCTTCTTCTTAAGCTTGCTTGGGGTGTATGTCCGGAATATTTCTCGGACTATTCAGAGAAAAACTGCAAGGACGGAATTGGATTCGGGGTCGAAACGGAGTGTAGAAAAATATGATGAGATGCGATCTCAAATTAAGAGCCCTAGAAAAAAATGCCCTGGCGTGGGCCGAAATGTCTACGTGTGAC